ATGGATTGGTCGACATTAAAAGAAGGATTAGAAATCGGATATTATTTCTGTGGCATATTGTTGTCCCTTAGTATAATTATAGGGGTTAAGCAATTGAAATTGTTAAAAAAAGACATGGTGGATAAAAATCGTAGAGCATCTGTGGAAAAAAGCATCGAAGTTTTAGCTTACTTTGCAAGGAAATTTATTCCTGCTTATGACGAATACTTGAGAAAATTTAGAGCCGAAATTCCTAAAAGAAAAGATACTTCTTATTTAATTAATGGAGAGTTCAATATTTCAATTGAGAACTTAGACAAAGAATCAAGAATAGAAGTCATTGTACAGCAAGATTCAGGTTTAATCCAGTTATTTAATGAACTTGAATTTTTTAGTCTTGGCATATTAGAAGGATTGGCAGTTGACAAATTGGTTTATACCCCAATAGCTAAAGAGTACTGTAAAATGATTGAACGCGAGCATTTATTGCTATCTGCATTAAGGAACAAGGGGGCACCTTACAAAAACGTTGTCGGCTTATACATGAAGTGGAAAGATCGTTTGGAATTAGAACAAATGGAGTTGCAAAAAACGCAATTAGAGCATAAGATAAATATGAAGGGCGACAACCACAAGGATATTCCACCAATCGGCACTTCTTTATAAGGGCCCTTCATATTAGTAATAAGGAGGTAATCGAGATGGTTGAAGAATTAATGAAACTAGAAATGGACGAACTTCAAGAAATTATTGAAAGGAAGATAGAGGAAGCGAAGGAAAATTTTTCATTACCTGACCTTATGGAGAATAAATAATTTTCTAAATTTTTTGTATCACTATAGAATCATTGAAAGTATCATCAGCGAATCTTTGGGTAGGTATATTTAGAACTTTTGTTTTTAGCCGCTGAACCCATTAATCATCGGCCATACGAACCAGTCATTTGGCTGGTTTTTTTCTTGACATAAAAAGTTCGGTTGCAAAAATTAGATGGTTGCAAAATAATAAAGGGATGCTTGTAGTCGGCAGAAAAGGTGCCTTTCTCGAAAAGCCACACCCTTTAGACAAATTGGCATGGTTAATAACATATTTACGGCAATAGCCTGTATAATTGAAAATAGGCCGTCACGGCTTCGCTTTTGTGTCCAATCCGGATGCTAAGCGAAAAACCGTGCGGCCTATTTCCTGCTTGCCAGAAGTACCACCCCACGACGCAGAATTCCGTTCATCACTCAAAGGGAAGTTTAGGGGTGGTGATAACCACAATATGCTGACAATGTATGGTTGAGCATGAGAACATAAAAAACAACGGATTTTCTTTGGCAACTACTCGGTTGCAAAAACAAGGGTTTTTGGGTGAGATGGTTGCAAAGAGCTTTTGTCAAGAGCTTTTTTTAATTTTTTCCTCAGTACCCCTTGACAATCTTGCCTACAACCAAAAACGCGAAAATCAAAACCAACAAAAAACCGCCACAGCATTTTGATATGCTCCCATCATAGTAGACAGTAGAAAAACAAAAAACTTCTACTCTACAATGATGGGAGCATATCATTAGCCCTCTGTGGTCTTTTCCTCGTCTATATAGATCAAAATGTCTTCTAACGGACATCCCAAAGCCTTGCAAAGCTTGTCCAACGTTTCAAGATCCACCCTCTTTGCTCTCCCATGATAAAGCTCAGTCACAGTGTTACGAGCAAGCCCTGTTTTTTCCACCACATCAGATATCTTTAATCGCTTACGGCCCATTACCTCACTTAATTTATTGACGATCAAACTAACACCCCCTTTTTCAAACCCAATAATAACAAAGTTAATAAATTTGTTCAATATCTTGGTTATTTCTATTGATATGTTAATCAAAAAGGTTTATATTATGTATAGGAAGTTGATCATATTGATTAACAAATTGATCATACACCTACTTCCAGAAAGGGTGAAAATGTTTGGATGCAAGAGATTGGGTACTTTTCCTGACGGCATTAGTTCAACTTAGCACGGCAATAATACTTAACCTTAACAGCCGACAGGAGAAAAAGAAAAAAGGAACCCGCAAACGACGCTTCGCACGCAAACGTTAAAAGGTTCCTCGGAGGGGATGCTTTCCCCTCCACCCCAATCTTAACACAATAGCGGTAAAAAATAAATGGAGGTAATAGACATGAACATAATTACATGGATCGTTGCCTTATCAGCTTTTGTACTTAGTATTGTTACGCTGATTAGAGTAGTTCGGAATAAATAAGCCGGTTGTAAGTGGAGGGGATAAGGAATGGGAGATTACCTGGGATCGGTACGTAACTATTACGACCATCTGTCGGAATGTAAGGGTTCACCTGAAAACATGTTTGTAATCATTTTGCGTTTACTTTTATGGTCAGACCATTCGGATGTAGTGATTGTACAAAGAGTAAAAAACCTGGTTAAAGCATATGACCTGGTTAAGGGGGGACAAGATAAATGAACACCATTTTTAAAGTGAACCAAAGCCGTGGAAAGTCAGTGGCGCAGATCGCGGAGATCTTGAACACATGTGAAATGCTTCTAAACCTCGAAATTGAAAATCAGATGAACAAGGTAGTATTACACGTAATTACTGACAGCGCGACTGTCCAATATACAGAAATCACTAGGGACGGCATGTTGAGTTTTCTAACAAAACTCAGAGAGTATGTCACAAACAAAGAAGATATAGATGAACTGCTGGAAGAAGTTCAGGGGAGGAATAAGGAATGGAGAAAATTGATCCATATGAAGTATTTACACCCACCCAGGTAAATGTAATTAGCTGTGCACTTATCGGACGGGTTGTAGAAATCAAAAGTAGGATAGAGTTTTTTGAAAATACCCACGACGAGGCGCAAGTGGGCGTATGCCGCAGTCTTTTGAAGGATATTCTGGAAACCTGCAAATTATTTAACTTACCAGTAGATAGTAAAAAGTAACAAAAGAGCGCCTAGGAAATTGATCCTGGGCACTGTTTATATTGCGCTTAAAGTTTATTTGCAAAACCCTCTTAGGTATTTTTGTACTAAGCAAAATAAATTATATACAAAAATACAATACATGCATTAAAAGGTAATGTGGCTACAGTGAACCAAAGTGCTTTTTGCTCCCGTGTATGTTTTTTGTTGAACAAGGTTTCCATAATAACATTAAGTGCTGTGATGATTAAAACAACCAAAACATATTTAGGAATATTACTTGTAAACCTTGACGTTATGAGGTAAGAGAAAAAAATCAGTAGCCAAAGATCAATTATGGTTAACTCGTATTTTTTTAGAATTCGCATTTTGGCTCTCTTTATTTCGGACAAGCTAAACTACCTAGATAGTATAATGCTCCCGCGCCTGTTGCAATCCCGAGACCGAGAGGACCAGATACCCCCAATGCAAGTGCAAATCTTCCATACAAAAAAGAGTGAGACAAGCCAATTCCTCCTAAAATGTCAGAACACCCAAGTGTCCTTACGCCTGCAGCACGTTCTGCTTTTACAATCTCATTTTCAACTTCTTGTAATGCTTTAAGTAATTGCTCTTTTTTATCCTGTCCTTGCAATCCGAGTAACATAGTATTGAAATTATCTACTTGTGATTGAATATCTTTTACAGAAAGTTCTAGCTGGTTCGCTTCTAAATCCTGTTTAAGTTTTTGCTTGTCTTTTATCTTCAATAAATCTCCGGTTCTTTCCAAGTTATCTTTTACCACCAGAGCAACCAACTCTGTTTGTGAATCACTCTTTTCAGCTGCTACAACAGGTTTTAAGCCTATACTCACAAAAGAGGTCAAGGCCATGAGAAATGCCATAGATAGAATAACGCTCTTTGCCCCAATTTAACAAATACATGTTTACCATCTCCTCAATATAAGATAACGCGAAGGACCGCTTCTATATATTACTATTTAAGGTTATTTAAGTCAATTTAATTTTTTTCTAGTTATTTTACAAGCACCTCATTATTGCCTTCTTGTTTGAATGTCTTTTAATTCTTGTCAGCAGGGATAAAGTATGTTACCATTCTATTGATGTGTGCAAATGAACATTTTTCCAATTCGCAGAAAAGAAGATCACGATGGCTAATTAATGTCTTCGTGATCTTCTTTTTTATGGGTGTAGGAAGTTTAGAAGTATGTTATTTTTGTGCATTACCTTAGAAAAAGAGTATTGCTGATTAAATTGATGCTTTAATCAATTTGTTCAACTACAAAACCTTGTAAAGAAACCTCTGGGATACCCCTTAAAGCGAAGGCAACTGTGGATTCTTTAGCTGTAAAAACATGAGTGATGTTATTTCCTTGATTATTTTTATCTTCCCATTCATTTAAATAGTTTAGTCCCATTGCAGCAACCAACACATTACCTTCAACATTCTTTAACGTTATTTTATATTTTTTCCCAGCTTCAACTTTTACATAATCAGTATAAACCTCAGTAAGCAGCTCATAGTTCGGGTATTTAAGTGTCAAGGTTCCATTATTTATGATGGATGTTTCTGGAATAAGCCGATTAAAAATACTACTTTCCCAACTTGTAAAATTATCTTCTACGACTATCTTTGAAGTATAGTGGTTACTTTCAACCGGGATTTTCTCCGTTTGATTTAACGGGTTTGCATGAATCGTCCCTGCTGCACTACTACCAGCTAACATTCCCACCAGCGCCATTGATGCTATTATCTTTTTCATAGAACAACCTCCAATATTTATTAGGAGAAAATTTAATTATCTCCCTTTAATTCCATATTGTAGTATATATTCCTTTTAAATGAAAGTGTTTTTTAGTCTATTAATTTTTAATAGGTAATTCTGAGCACTTAATGCTTTTTTTAAATTTATTTGCTTAGTTGTCGACACTGTACACCTTTCATTAATTATAATGTGTGTTAAAATCATCTTCGAACAAGCCGTCTATTCTTCGACGCTTTTCGCATCTCTTTCCCGACGCTTATAAGCACCTCTTAGGCGGGAGACACAATTCTAGAGGGAACAACTGATGGCAAACTAAAAATCAGACATGAGAAAGCCTGAATTCATTTATCCGTTCTAGAGAATATAGTGAATCTACTACCATTTGAAGTTAAAGGGTTAAGCAGGAGCCATAATAGAAACAGACCCGCAGACTTATGCTTGCGAGTTTAATGTGCAAATACTTTTTTTGGATAATATTGCATATATCGAAAGTCGTGCTAGAATAGAAGTAACAATTAGTTGTAGGCGTCTATCATTTTCTTTCTATTCTTAAAAGGTTAGAAAGGAGGTGAACGCGTGGGCGATTTTTTTAAGCTCTTTATTGAATGGGTTTTCAAAACCATTGTAGTGGAGTTTATACAAAAATAGCGGTAACAAAAACAGTCGCTTTAATCCCGGCCAAGGATATTTTAAAGCGACTGTTTCTAAAAAATGAATTTGACTATCAAAAGGCAACTGATTGTATCAAAGACAAAGCGTGAGGCAACACGTTTTGTCTTTTTGCTATAGAATATAGATAGTATAAACACTTTGTGCGCACAATATGCGCAGGCTTTATATACATAGTATATCCGTAAAAAGTAAAAGAGTAAACAATTTTATTATATTTTACATTTGTAGTTAAACAATACGACGCATTTGAACAATGGACATGACTGTCAATAATTCCTCTGGAGTCATTTCACAAAGGCGGTCAACAGCTCTTGGATAGGTTTGTGATCGGATAATTTAATTATCCGTCAAGGGGGTAATGGATAATTTTTTGGAGGTTATTTTATGAGCTTTGGTAAAACGCTTATTCAACTTAGAGAATCAAAGGGTTTAAGTCAATATGAGGTGGCTGAAAAACTTGGCATAAAAAGAGCTCGGTACAATTCTTGGGAAAATGAAATAGCCAAACCGCGGCATGACATGCTTCATAAACTTGCAGAGTTTTATAATGTAAGTCCTGATTATCTGCTGGGTTATGAAAAAGAAAAAGAAGAGGTGCCATCCTGGGCAACTACAAAAGATAAACGCGACCTCAAGAAAATGTTAGAAGATCCGGATGTGCTTTATTATGATGGAATTGAATTTTCCCCTGAAGATCGAGCTAAGATGATCGGCATAGTTGAAGCGGTATTCTGGGAAGCAAAACAAATGAACAAAGAAGCATACAAAAATAGAAAAAAGAAAAAAAACTGATTAACGCGGGTTCCTACAACTAGGAGGGCAGACGAGTGAGAATTCGAAAAAAAATCAATTATCTGTACCGCAAACATAAAACAAATTGTCCATTCGAATTAGCGAGCCTATTAAACGTCCATATCAGATATGTTGATCTTCCTGAAGGTGTCAAAGGATATTGTCAGAGGGTTTTACGAAGAAAATTCATACTCCTAGATTATAATCTGAAAGGTACACAGGAAGAGAAATTTATCTGCACTCATGAACTTGGCCACATTGTTCTTCACAAAGAAATAAGTCACTACTTTATTACAAGGCATACTTTCTTTGTGGCAAATAAGTATGAGCGGGAAGCTCATCATTTTGCGATCTACCTAATCCTTTCTAACTATGAGTTTGAAAATGGTGAAACTTTAAGTTCTGTTTTTCAGAAAAACGGAATCCCTGAAAAAATGAAAATTTACTACTAACATGTCTATACATAAATTTATTGGGATCATCATGTCTTTATATCGAACATATGTTCTTATTTCATAAAACTTCATGCTCTTCAAGTTGAGTCCGTATAATTGTGTAAAAAGCTAGGTTCCAAAAAATGAAAGGAGCCATATTCATAGCCCTCAGTTAGAATAATGTTGGGACACAAAATTCTAAATATACGAGGTGTTATGAAATGGCTCAATACCAGATTAACGTAGATTCGCAGCTTTTGCATCAACTATTTTTGGGAAATTCTCAGGATGCGGGTGTAGCCAAGCTGCTCGAGTCTGTACTGAACCAAGTCTTACAAGCACAGGTGAGTGAACAAGTGGAAGCAGATCGTTATGAACGAACAGAGAAGCGAAAAGCGTACCGGAATGGATCGTATCCACATGGGCTGCATACGCGGGTGGGAACCATTACACTAAGTGTTCCGCGCATCCGTGGCGGGAAGTTCACGACAGAGCTCTTTAGTCGTTACCAGAGAAGTGAACAAGCGTTAATCTTAGCGATGATGGAAATGGTCGTAAACGGCGTCTCTACGCGTAAAGTCTCGCAAGTAACCGAAGAACTCTGCGGAACCGAGTTTTCTAAATCCACTGTTTCAGACCTTTGTAAGCAGCTGGATCCCATCGTAACTGCTTGGAATAATCGAAGCCTGGCAGACAGCCTCTTTCCGTTTGTTCTCGTAGATGCGATGTATCTCAAGGTCCGTGAAGACGGTCGTGTACGCTCACGAGGCATCATGATTGCCATTGGTGTAAACACCGAGGGCTATCGTGAAGTCCTTGGCCTGATGCTGGGTGACACAGAATCTGAAGCAAGCTGGAGTGAGTTTTTCAGCTCTCTAAAAGGACGTGGATTACGAGGTGTGGATCTCATTACCTCCGACGATCATGGCGGCCTTGTACGCGCGGTACGGCAGCAGCTGCAAGGGGTAACATGGCAGCGATGCCAGACTCACTTCACGCGAAATGTATTAGAAGCCTCACCCAAAGCCTTGAAGGATGAGATCCATGGCCGTCTACGGTCGATTCTAGATGCTCCTGATACTGGAACGGCAAGGTTGTTATTAAAACAGACCTTAGCGGCTTATGAAGATAAGGCGGGTAAGGCGATGGGCGTGCTGGAAAGCGGATTTGACGATGCTACCGCCGTCTTAATGCTGCCAGAGCGTTACCGAAAACGGCTGCGCACGACAAATAGCGTTGAGCGTCTCAACGAAGAGGTTAGACGCCGGGAACGTGTCATTCGCATCTTCCCAAACCGTGAATCCGTGATTCGTCTTATTGGTGCTCTATTGATGGAACAGGATGAAAAATGGGCAGCCGGCAAGAAATATCTCGACATGACCGAGTACATGGAATGGCGGAAGGATCGGCCAAAGTCCGATGCCAAAGTGACTCGCATTATGTAGACAGTCTAGCTGAGGGAATTTACACACAAATTTGGACTTGATCTGCTCTTCAAGCATGTTTATATAAATAATTAATTACGGAAGGAGAAAAAGAGTGAAAGGTTCAATTAAAAAACGTGGAACTAAATGGTCTTATATTGTTGATGTGGGTTTCGATGAAAATGGAAAGAGAAAACAGAAAACAAAATCAGGCTTCTGGACAAAAGCAGAAGCACAAGCTGCCTGTAATGAGTTAATTAATCAAATTAATAAAGGGCAATACGTTGAAGAAAAGAGAATGACATTAGAAGAGTATTTACTTTTGTGGCTAAAAGACTATGCTAAACCGAATATGCGTCAAACAAGTTACGATTTGAGAGAAGTTCTTATCACAAAGAGAATCATTCCGGCCCTAGGTAAATATGAAATCCAAAAAATAACACCGCATCAAATTTCGAAAATTTTATGTAGAACTGAATGAAAAAGGCTTATCACAGGAGTATATACACACTTTTCATTCACTTCTACGCTCTGCTTTTAAAAGAGCGGTGAAGTGGCAATTCATTTCTAAAAATGTAATGGAAAACGTTGACGCCCCAAAATTTGAGAGAAGGGATATTGTAACATGGAGTATGGATGAAGTAAGGAAATTTCTTGACAATGTACCCGCGGATCAGTATAGAATTGCATTCATTTTGGCCCTATATACAGGGATGAGACGGGGAGAAATCCTAGGATTACGTTGGAAGGATGTAGATTTAAAAACAGGAAAGGCAAGTATTAGACAAGCACTTACGAAGACTAAGATGGGTCTAATATTCCGGAACCAAAAACAAAAAATGCCAAACGGCAAATAGCGCTCTCACAAGAAGTGATAAGCGCCCTCAAGAAACATAAACACTGGGTTAATAAAAATATGGTCCAACACGGTCCTGAATACCAAAATCATGATCTAGTATGTTGTCATGAGGACGGTAGACCAATAGCCCCAAGGACACTTCAAAACGTTTTTCATAAACGATGTGAAGCGCTGGAGCTACCTAATATCCGCTTTCATGACTTACGCCATACTCATGCCACAATTATGTTACAACTTGGGCAGCACCCCAAAGTTGTTTCTGAACGACTCGGTCATGGTCGAGTAGGAATCACAATGGATATCTACTCATACGTACTTCCTGATATGCAAAAAGATGCTGCGGATATTTTTGAATCTGCCCTTAAAAAAGGACTTTAGCTGACTAAAGGTGAGCAATTTGTGAGCAATGGGCTTTTGCAGAAGACCATTGTTCTAAAAAACCCTTATAGAATAAGGGTTTAAACAATGACCTGAGCGGGGATCGAACCCACGACCTCTACCCTGTCAAGATAGCTATCTGTTTCCGAAAAGGAACGGGCAAACCCGAAAATCCTTGATACATATGTATTTTCGGGTTTGCGTTTACGATTAATTCTGTTTAAATATTGTCAACAACGAAAGATTTGGTCAACAATTGGTCAACAAACCATTTTTGAAAATCTTTCTTTAGGACATACTTCCTATTTAACACGGATATTAAAGGTAAGGTCTTCATGATTGCATAAGCTTCGCCTTCATTGACGTTCAAGATTTTACAAATGTGCAAACCAGATAATAATTCAGGGGAATGATTAAGTTCATAAAGTTTTCCCAATGATAAAGATAGCGCCAAGAGCATCCTTAATTCTCTCCCTTGTGATAATTTTCTAAATCCCATACTATGACACCCTTTGATTATCAAATAAATCGTTTTCAAAATACCCGCAATTGGTTCTAAGATAAGTAATGTCCCTCCCTATTGTATAAGTATGGTTTGCACGTCCATTACTTCCCCACTTCTAGATGAATACAATGTAACTGTTAAAAGATCGCTTTCAACTCCCTCATTTATGTACCTAGGTGAATGAATTCACGTGTCATCGTTCATCACTTCCTTTCTTTTCTATTTCATTATAATTTTAGTGTCTCTAATATTACAACGATCAATATATTCCATATTATTTCTTATATAGATAAATAAGTTAATTAACAAAGACATTACCTATTTATTCCAAATACTTAACCATCTCCTATTAGCATTCATCCGTATTTCCTATTTGATATACTTGATTATACACTAAACGCAATACTTATTTTTATATTGCTTGTTCCATATTTAGGATGTAAACTTTTTTCATGTAGTGGGATTTTTATAAACGATCATTAAAGAAAGGAATGAATCTAAATGTTTGCAATGGGTTTAACTGGAGGAATCTTCGGCATAATCTCTGGAATTATAGTCATTTTTGTTGGAGGTGTGGGTCATGCCATAGGAGCAAGTGGAGCTCAATACGTAGGATCTTTAGGTTTTCTGGCAATATTTTTAAGCATATTAGGTATTGTTGGTGCAGCGTTATCAAATGCAAAGCCAAAGCTTGCAGGCACGTTCATGGTAATTGCAGGTATTGGCGGGTTTATTTCTGTGTCAATGGCTTACATACTATCCGCTGTGCTTTTAATTATTGGTGGTTGCATGGGACTGTTCAAGAAAACAGATAAAGCAACATCCACAGAGTCCGCTTAAAGGAACTATTAAGCGTAAGCCCTTCGGGCTTTTTAATTTGCACAAAAATAACCTGCCGCTAAGACAGGTTATCTTCATTTCATTTTTTACAACCATACAGAACGTGAGATAATGACCAATAGAATAAACAAGACTAAAATAGCTGATGTACTTGTGAATCCTCCAAAGGCACCTCCACATGAAGCTTCATTTCCGTATACTTGGCCCACTCATAACACTCCTTTCCTTTAGGCTCAATATCATTGTATGATAAGATCCAGGTACTGATTGGACTGTTTGAGCCTGTTTTAGAAAAGGGCTGTGACTTGTAAGGCGGCGTAAGATATGCTACTTTATATAGGAATTGTTGGTTTCCCATCGAACATTTTCATAATGGCTCTTTGGGGAGCTATTTCTTTGTACATTAAGCCGCGAGCGCCTAGGAAGTTAATTTTGGCGCTTTTTTTGTATTGCGATTCAAGTCCAGTTGTAAAAGTATAAAGAGGTTGCAGTAAGAAAATCCGTGGGTTCTAGCCTGCGCATTTTTCAAAAACATAGAAATTTTTGTTAAATATTTCTCTATTTTAGAAGGAGTTCTATTGAGGCGTGTAGAAGTGTTTTATTAAGTTTAAGGTATCGAAGATAGCTTAAACATTACCGGAAATCATTGATTGCTATCTCCTTTTTACCGTTTTGTTATTCATCAAGTTGGCTATGCTGTGAATAAGCTAAATGAATAAGGGGTGGTGATCCATGGCAAAAATTTATTTCTTCAAGAAGGTGAGTGAAATGATACAAACAGAAGAAAGAGCAAAAACAAATCAAACGACCGTCTTTGATGTGGCAAAATACTTTCTATGTAAGGTGGATCGACAATCCGGGGAAACCATTACGCACCTTAAGTTACAGAAATTAGTTTATTATGCTCAAGCATGGCATTTAGCGTTATACGATGAGCCACTAGTTGATGCCAATTTTCAAGCATGGGCTCACGGTCCCGTTAATTGCGATATTTATAATGAATACAAAGATTATAAGTGGAACCCAATTGAAGAGCCATCCGATTTTGACCCAACAATTATTTCAAACCATCAAAAAGAACATCTTGATGAAGTTTGGGATGTTTTTGGAAAATATGAGGCCAAATATCTTGAGGATCTGACCCATCAAGAAGCTCCTTGGAAAGAGGCAAGAGGGAATTTACCCCCTGGAGCGGCCTGTACCACAGTAATTAGTGATGAAAGAATGAAACAATTTTATCGGAGTCTAATTCAAGAATGAGTAAATCGGGGAAGAGAATTGTAGCTTTCAAAGGTAAAAACCAAGGCAGGGGGAGGATACCGGAGCCAACATTGCAGGAGACTGTAAAACCGGAGTTCTCATACCCTGTTTTCTCATTTAAACATGCATGTAAACGAAATTATTTATTGTCAGAATGGACAAAAATGAACTTTCGAGATTAATGGATACCTTTAGACTAATGGAGCAACTGGAATGGAATCAAATTTTAACTCATACAGGTCTTCAAATGAAAAAAGCTAATACAAAAACTCTATCTAAACCGTTGCCATGTGACATTTCACCAGACGTAACACTTTATGAAATACGAGTGACCCAGAGAGCGCGGATTTTCGGATACATATTTAACAATGTATTTCATTTGGTGTGGTTTGATCGAAGACATGAGGTTTATTCTATGTCTTAGGTATTGCTGAATACATAAAAATATGGACTTATATAAATGGTTTTCAAGAACAATGAGCCTTAGCACCTCAAGGCTCTTTTTTCTGTTCTTAAACACAAATGGTCTGGTTGCAAAGTTTAGCTCTTAATTGGAGAATGGTTGCAAAATAATAAAGAGGTGCTTGTAGCCGGCAGAAAAGGTGTCTTTCTCGAAAGCCACATACCCTTTAGACAAATGGCATGGTTAATAACAATTACGGCGAATAGCCTGTAGAATAGAAAATAGGCCGTCACGGCAATGCTTATACACCATTTCCCTCCCATGTAAATGATGCATAAGCGAAAGTCCGTGCGGTCCACTCTGAAAAAAAAGAACCACCCCACCCCATACCGCTAAAGGTGACATCCAGTATCCAGTATTTAAGTGGGGTGAAACTGGGGTGGCACTATTATAATATGCCACATCAAATCGTTGTTGCTTAGCAAATGAAAATAAGCGGGAAATTAGACGATTACCGATGAAATGAGCAAGATGGAAATAGGCCACCACGGCAACGCTTATACGCCCAATCCTAGACGCTTAAGTCGAAAACCGTGGAGGCCTATTTTCCAACTATGCAGAAGAGAAGCACCACTCCACGACAAGATTCCGTTCTTCATCAAAGGGGAAGTCTAGAGGTGGTGATTCATAATATGCTGACAAAGTGTTGCTGATACATAAAATATTCTCTGTCTTACTGTTATGGTTAGAAATTGGGTATCCTATCAAAAAAAGACAAGATTAAGAAAAAATTGATTTTTTTTCACAAAGGGGCTTCCGTTTCCAGACAGAATGTGTTATATATTGGAATATAAGAGAAATCTATTTCTCTTATAAAATAATCTTTAGGAGGTTGTTCTATGAAAAAAGTAGTAGCATCAGTTGCGATGGCTGGAATGTTGTTAGGAGGTGGAGCAACGGGAATGGTTCATGCGAGTACACCAGACCAAGCCCAGGAAATGGCCGCTGCACAAAGTGTTGTCGGACCACAATTAATTGTGGAGGATGATTTTGCAAGCGAAATCTCCAGTGTCTTTCAAAAACTGACTCACGGCACTAGTATTGATCTGTTTGAATTGGCTCTTCGAAATGGCGGAACAGTATTATCCAAGGATATCAAGCTCGAAGTTGGTAAATCCTATCGTGTCACATTAAAAAATGTGAGGGGTGACGTACTTCTAGATGTAAACCAAGGCCACGGACGTCATGATCTTAGGTACTGGGCTGACTACGGCAACTTAGGAAAAGATATCAGCCATGTGTTTGTAGCTAAAAGCGACACTGCATTCTTTGGTATAAAAGGTTTACCTGACGCTTCTATGAAAGGTTTTATACTTGAGAAAATTGACTAAAAATTCAATAGGAAAACTTTGTATAATGATTTTACCTGAAAACTCAGGTTTTTGCAACAATTTTGTTTGCAAATATTGATAAATTGGTCTAACCCCTGTCTATCTGGCAGGGGTTGGTCTATTAAACATGGCGTGAATCTAAAAATTGAAGCAATTATGAAAATGTCCCGAAATGAGGAAAGTTGTTTATTAAAAGAGGAATCATTTTCTTAAGAATGGCATAGTATAAATTAAACCATCTTCTTAGACCCCATAAAAAGGATCACGTTGGTAGGTAAATACCTTCGTGATCCTTTTTATGTGAATTGGAAGATGTTGAGATGGTGAGACCAACTCCTTATTTCTGCTGAAAGATGGTTAGTGAACTGCCTACTTAGGCGGGTGGGTGTGATTTGGTAAAATAAATTGGTCGTTTATAAAATTGCCAATAAAAACTTAAAGTGGGTCTTGACAAAACCTCTTTGCAACCATCTTACCCAAAAAACGAGTTTTTTGCAACCAAAACGTTTTTATCAAGAAAACAAAAAACCAGCCAAATGACTGGTCGTATGAACTGACCCCTGTCAAGTAGACAGTGTAAAAAACAAAAAAGTTGTGGCACTAACCGTATCCCCGTGGTTGGTGCCATTTTCTATGCTGCTGAACTTAGAAGGTATTGCCTATATTCCAACGGCGTCATACAATTAAGTCTTTTCTGGTATCGACGAGTATTGTAGTAATCGATGTATTCTATCACGGCTGCTTCCAGTTCCTCATATGTATAGAACTTACGAAGATAATACATTTCGGATTTCATCATTCCCCAGAATGATTCCATTGGGCCATTATCTATACATCTTGATACCCTGGACATGCTTTGAGTCATACCTGCATCGTCTAGTTTTTTCTTGAAGATTTTACATGTATATTGGAAACCCCGGTCACTGTGAAAGAGGGATATAGCGTCAGGATAAGTCATATGGGCGATATCAAAAGTTTTAAATACAAGTTCATTGTTGTTGGAATGCCCTACCACAAAAGAAACAATGCTTTTATCCGATAAATCAAGGATTGCACTAAGATAAGCCTTGTTTTGGTTGCCATACTTCATTTCAGTCACATCTGTGAGCCATTTTGTACCGAACTCAGAGGATTCAAAGTCTCTGTTCAAGATATTTTCCGCCGTAATTTCAGGCGTGGAATGGATGTAGTTTTTTCGCTTCCTGCGGCATACCGATTTAAGGCCTAGGATGCCCATAAGTCTGTATATTCGCTTATGATTGACAGTTACATGGCGTTCTCGGTTTAGTTTAATGGTCATCTGGCGATATCCAAGGATGCCATCCTTTTCCTCGTAGGCATCTTTAATCATGGGAAGCAACGCTTTATTAAAGATCTCATTCATGCTTTCTTTCCGGTTGATCCATTTATAATATGATGAACGTTGGATCCCCATAAGATCACATAATTGACATATGGGATATGACTTCGTTTCATGGAGCTCGCGTATTGCAAGGTATATCGTTTCATACCTTACCTGGCTTAGAACCGCCTCCTTTCGATCTCGTCCAGCTTTTTTAGCAAATCGATCTCCATCTGCTTCCTTCTGTTCTCAGCCTGTAACAGCTTATTCTGAGCCCTTAGTTTCTCCACTTCGGACATCTCATCCTCAGATTTTCTTTTCCCGCGTCTGTCTTGAAGTGCATCCACACCAGATGTTAAGTATTTATTTGTCCATGAATAAACTTGCTGATAGGATACCTGGAATTTATCAGCTGTCTGGGCATAATTGTGTTGATGTTCAATGCAGAATCTGACGATTTCAACTCTCTCATCGTAAGTAGTTGTTCGTCCTTTTGTCATGATCGGCGCTCCTCCCGTTCTGGAAGTGTTCAACTTCTCATGACCATTATACTTCAGAATCCAATCGCGCAATTGGCAAGTTGACTTAATGCCATATCTTTTACATATATCCATGTGAGAACCGCCGCCAGCCAAATAGTCCTCGACAGCTATTCTTTTTAACTCTGCGCAGTAAGATGCATTCTGTGATGTTTAAAGCAATCCGTTTGGGCCTAGCGACTGGTAAGTCTGAAGCCATTGCCTAACGGATGAATGGCGTACATCAAGAAGTGATGCTAAATGATTAAGCGAATCTTCTCCACGTAAATACTTTTCAACAGCTGCAATCTTTTCTGATCCTGATACTTTTGCTTTATGGGACATGAAAAAATGCTCCTCCTTACAGTAAACAGTTTTATTATTTCAACTGTCTACCGCAAGGGGAGCATATCAGTACTTCCTTAAAGGCCCTTTCTGCGGTGGATATACCACCCATATTATACCAATTATTAAGTAAGGTGTCTATTATTGAAATAAACTCTCTATGTAGGTCTTCCATTTTTCAAATGTAGAGATAAGTTCTGGAGTTTTTGATATAAGTGAAATCATTTTATCTGCTGATTCAAATAATGGTTTGATTATTGCTTTACTAGGCTTGTCCGACCCGGCTTGTTCAGTTACTAACATACAACTTCAGTAAGCTCATCTTTTGTGTCATTGGGCATATCTTGATTCTGTTTTATCAGTTCAATAAGTTGTCTTGTTATATCTTCCAAGCCCTGGGCGGAACCATTATTCACAAATGATGAATTACTATGATCTCCCATTGCTAAAGATCCTTGATTATTTTCTATCTTTCCAATTTTAAATTCTGACATTTTCACATCTCCGTTACAATAGATATTTATAAAGTTAACCTGCTTTGATCCTTCTAATTGTCCTAATAGATTGTTTATCTCTTGTGGTAACATTTCAGTCACAGGTGCTGGTGATGAATTGAAATCTGTTAATATGCCGGCGTTGGACTTAATCGAAGACGGTTTTTTTCTTTTTTTTATGATCCGCTTTTTGTAATCCTGGTTAATATAAAAAACCGGGAAAATTAAGTCGGGATTTATCTCAAATTCACCATGAATACTACATTGTTGATAAAGTTCAACTTCTGAAAAGTCTTTAACTGTTTTAATGACTCTTGCACACTCGTATTCAGGGCATCGAATCTCATAAAGCAGATCAATTTTTTTATCTTCAAATAAGCGTAACAGTCTATTGAAAACTACGTCCAAGGGGAGTCCTGTAGCATTTGCAACAGCGGTTGGATAAAAACTTTTGATTGGAAGACTTGCTGCTTCTTCTACCCAATCATCAATGTCCAAAAGATCCGCCATCCAAATCACCCCACCTTCTTCTTAACGTTCTTTATATTATAACATGTCTACGTACAAAGTCGATTGCTGTCTCTGAAGCCTGGGACATAAAATAAATACTGTTCGATTGTAAACCGATTCGTATTGTATGAGTTGCTTTAATGCCATCCTCATTAACAGGAAACTGTATAAAACATCCTTGATGTTCTATGCTCGAAGACAAATAATCATATAGTGGGGTACCCCGAAGATCCCTTTCCTTAACCCCCATTCCCACTTTTTCCATCCCATTTAATATCAAGGAGGTAAAAGGAATTGCTGAAAAATCTTCACCAAGAGATTGTCGAGCTTCTTGTAAATTCGTTTGCAATTCTGTTATATCTTCATTCTCAAAATATGCATCTAATACTGATAAGATTCTGACAACTGAACTAGCTTGGGCTTCTGTAAATTCGTCTAAAGCTAAATTTGGTTTACCTACTGTATCTATAAGTTAGTGCATCTGCCAATCTTTCCGCATTATTACCAAAAGGAGCGAATACTTGTATTGGTTCCATGGTGACTTGTTGTTTTATCAATTGTGCAAAACTTTTAGCAATTTTACTTGAATTTTTAGGATCTGTTCTAACTTCAATATATCCGCCTTTTTCATTAACGTATACCGTAGTTGTCGTTGTACGTGGTCTAGTTTCTATGTTGTCCATTATTATTTCTCTTGTTACTCCAACTTTATACATATACCGTAAGAAGTACTCGCCCTCGTTTTTAACCGGAGCTGCACCAATTAAAACTGGCTCACTAGAAATTTCTTCACTTAAAGGTATTCTTAATTCATCAAAAGGGTTTTTATCACCATGTTTCTCTTCAATTAGATTTCGAACCCCTTTAATTCCTTCTGTAAACTTATACCATGATATGGAAGTTTTCCCTCCAAATATACGATCATGACAATATTCATATACTTGAGTTCGAACGGAAGTAGCATCTTTCATTTTTAACCATATATCTGAGACAAGTTCACTGGCAGTTCCATTATTAGGCATATTCAAATTGATACATATTTCTTTAAGTGTGTCTTTTGGTAAACGAACAATATCGTTCAAGAGAACTAATTGTGCAATCTTAAGCATCGTTGCATCCCCTTTATTCATCTCTATTAAATTCCATTGCAACTATTATATTACCATATATATCCTTATAAGCAATGATTACGGGATGACGAATTATTGAATAGGTTTACGCTAAAAAAAACCGCGGACCTAAGCCCGCGGGTTAATTGTTACTGTTCTTTCTTCACTGCACTCTTACCAGCACTATATAGCCCACATGAAGTAAGACCAGAGATAATGCCATACATGATACCTGTTTTAAGATCCCAAGGAGCCAGGTAAACAACACCTGCTGCAACACCCAGGATAACGGACAGAACCGGAGCCAGACGAACCGGTAGTCCCATCCCTTTCGCCATTTCTACAAGACCGACTATTACAGCAACAATGACAACATCTGTGATTTCTATATTCATAGTGACCTTCCTCCCTACTCCAAAAGTTTATAAGTCCTTTCAAATACATCTGGCTTGCAGGGGTAATACTCTCCCTTAACGCCCCGTATGATGTAATCGCCGGGACAAACAACAAGCCAACTTTCTAATGTTTTACAATGCCCATGTAAAGCTACTGAATTTCCACATACTCTACAAATATTTTTGCAAACCCCGTCATGGTCAAGTTCCCGTATTTGGGCATCGGGAACATCACCCTTCCGCCACCACCGACCTGCCGATACCACAACCGGCTTTTTACGATACTTTTTCATAGCGCCCTCCTTATACGATTTTCCGCATTTTAATAATGGACATAACGGTCATTAGTTCTTCCGGTGTCATCTCACATTTTGATGCTTTTTCCACCCATCTATAATCATTAAGCACAGGGGGTACTAGTTTGCCACTGACACTATCTTGATACATACGTCCCAGTTCATTTGCAAGTTGTCTCCATTGATCTAAAGTAAGGTTCATTTCCATCTTCCACCACTCCCACTATAAATTAATATTTTCTTTCATTTGCTCTTGTTTCCTTAAGATTTCAACTTCGACTTCCTTAAGAGATGGAGATTTCATGTTGTGATGACATATTTTTCTGAGCAAGCCGGTAGCGGGAATAGAGGTTGGAAGCTACTTTCCAATCTGTGGGTACGTTCATATGGCCGCACCTTGGATATCCACACCATTCCCTCGACGGTTTACCCTCCCATGTCACACTGGGTCTATGCCCTCACATTCCTTCGTTCTACCTCTCAAGGGGTGGACGCTGCTTCTTGCTCCTTTACTGGGTCGTTGCCCTGATGTGATAAAATCTGCAGCTGTTCCGTGCTTCTATGTCGTTGTTCATCATCTTAAGCGTTTGTACAGCAAATTCATGGTTTGAAGTTGTTTTAAGCAGCCATCTGTAGTTGAGACTGGCGTACCGGTCCTAATACATCTTTTGCATTGTAACGTATGCATTTTGTACCCAATGTGTAGAGTACACGAATAAGTTTTCCACATAATGCGACGATTGACTGTTTCTTTTTCAGCGGATTGTGGCTGCGCTTTGTATAATACTGGTGTAATGCTTTAAATTCAGCGTTTTTCGTTACCATTGGCAACACAGCACGGAATAGCAAGGCTCGAAGCCGAGATCGTCCGCGTTTGGTGATTGTGGACTTGCTTTTCTTCTTGCCGGAGCTGTTCTCTTTGAGATTAAACCCTGCAAGCCTGATGATCTGCTGTCCATGTTCATAGCCTTGTAATTCGCCAACTTCGGCTAAAAATCCAGCTAGTGTAACAATGGCAACTCCAGGGATCGTTAGCATTTCTTCTGTTCCTGGGATTTGCTTAAGTAGTTGCTCTACCTGTGTCATGATGTCTTGAAGTTGACGGCTAAACATCTCATATTGCTCAAGTAATGCCTTTACCTCAATCTTGGCTGCCGATAAGCCCTCTTGAATTCCAATAGATGCTTTTGCTGCTTGAACCAACTTCTCCGCCCGTTTTATACCGATAGCTCGCTTAACATCCTGTTTCCATCGTTTTAGAATGGCAAAGGAGCCAAGCGTTATAATCTCTTGTGGTGTCGGAAATTCACGGAGCGTAATGAGAGAAGCCTTTCCCTCCCAGTCTTTAAATACCTGTCGGTATTCAGGAAAGAAACGATCCAACCAGTTCTGAATCCGTCTCTGAACCTGCCCAAAGTTCATCATGACCTTCTCGCGAAGATTCATGAGAATGCGTAAATCCGCATAAACACCCTTCGGAAGATGAGGTTCTGAGTACTTGCCATTACGAACAAGATCCGCGATGACTTTAGCATCTTTATAGTCGTTTTTCGTCGGTGAATTGTCCTCAAGCTCTTTACTTTTTTTCACGTGATGAGGATTGACGATAACGAGTTTGATTCCCTCGTTGCGTAAGAACTCCGCCAGTGTAAACCAGTAGTGTCCGGTTGGCTCAATGCCGAAGATGACGTCTGCCTTGGCATGTTGCCGCTGAAGCTCCTTCATCCACGTTACTAGCTTTGACAACCCGGCTTGATCATTGTGGAACACACAATCTCTGCCTAGCTCAAGACCACGGAAGTCAATCCCCCGTGCAACGTGCGTTTCCTTTGCAATGTCTGCTCCAACAACAAGGGTAGATTCGGTAATTTGTAGAATTCGTTGATTCTGTTTCTTAGATTGTTTATACTTCATATTGAGCGTCCTCCTTCTAATTAGGGAATGAATGACCAACTTTCAGAACCCAGCATACAGGAGACGCTCTTTTTGTTCAAACCTCAAATTAATTCATTACAGGAATGGCTCCTTATTGTTTTTATCGGATTTTCCTTCATATGCTTGTTTAATTCGCTCTATAAAGCTTGGTATTCTTCCCTCATCTAACATTCTGTGCGGGCAGTATTTACCGTTCCAATGCTGGTGCGGAACCACATTTCCAATAGGAATGCAAAACTGTTTCATAAGCTGAGCAATGATAATAGCCGCATTATCTTCTGCTTTGTAATATCGACTCCCACCGGACTTGGAATAACAAATCTCTACGCCGATGGACTGACGGTTTCCTGTTCTGTTCCCGTCTCCACAATGCCAGGCATTTCGATCAAAAGGAATGCCCTGAACAGCTTCTTTATCGTCCACAGCAACGTGAAACGAAACCTCGTTACTATTCCCGATCATATATCGAATCTCATTATTTGCAGGTGCATCGTTCCAAGTGTTATGGAATGTGATGTACTTAGGTGTCATTTTATTCGGGCATTTAACGCCATATTTACTTGGGTCTACTAACATTTGTCTGATTTCCATCATTGAACATCTCCTTCCCCGGGTTTTCCTTTTAGAATCCCTTTGATCTCGGCAATATCACTTGAAAGAAGGCTAAAAGACTTTGCTTGCTCCCGAATGACTTCCTGATTCTCACTAATGGTCTTTTGATACTCCTTCTCCCGTACTTCATTTTTCTTCATTGTAGTAAAAAGCAGCCAGATAAACAGCGCACCAAATATCCCGGTATTTAGCGCTGTATTAAAGATTTGGTCTTCCATAGTCCCCTCCTGTTTTTTCGCATAAAAAATGCGCCTTATTTTTTGGCGCTAACTGATTCCTCTTCCATTTTCTCAAGCTTCTTTCCAACCTCTTCCCGCAGATTGTATAGATCCGGAACAACGCTATATGGATGTACTCCAGTCACTACGGCTCTACACCATACGTCTACACAGATACTGTCTTCATTAAACATCTTTCTTAGCACCTCCTAACGCAAACGTCAGCTCCATGATGGCTTTGTCCATATCTTCCTTTTGCTTGTTCAGTGCTTCTTCCAGGTCACGAATTCGCTGCTCTGCCGCTGGAGAATCTGGATGGCTTTCGGCGTTCTCCTGCTCCTCACGCTCTTTTACAATGTGGTCAAATACCTTTTGGGCTTTTACCTCTAAGCTGTCATTCTCTTCAAAAAGGTTGCCGCCAGCGTTAGCATTAATGATTTGGATGTCTTCAATTCGCGTGATCCTGCCGTTTTCGGTAATAAGAATCAGGTCTGCATCCACCCAATGCGGATTAGATTCTAATACTTTCTTCGCCGGAACCCCGTTAATACTTTCTTTCTTGTCCCAAATGGCGTATTCCATGTTTACATCCTCCTAGTTCAGAATTCTTGTCCACGTTTGGCCATTGCCGAAATACATGGGCTTATAGACTAATTTCGCCAGCTTGTTAAAGTAGTAGGCAGAATTAAATTGTATCCGTTGGCTGTATTTAACACCTAATTTTGTTTTATTAAGGATATTTACATCCTTTGCTGTCCCGTTTTCAAACACTAAGAAGTTAGAAGGATAGTGATCTGATGTAATACTATAGATCTCTACTTTACTTAGATGACTATTACCACCCCAACCACCTATTGTATAGATTCTCCCCCCCACTGCGCTTGAGGTTAGAGAACTCCTTCCAGTTGGCATGTTTGCGCCCTTTATCCATGTATTTATAGTTGTATCGTAAATCTCTAATTCATTGCGAGCAATAGATCCACCAATAACATAGATTTTATCTCCCACTGCACTTGAGGTTAGATAGCTCCTTGCCGTTAGCATATCTGCTCCCACTGTCCATGTGTTGGTGGTGGTGTCGTAGATTTCCAGTTTTTTATAACCATTCCCGCCTATTGTATAGATTCTCCCCCCCACTGCGCTTGAGGTTAGAGAACCTCTTGCCGTTGGCATGTCTGCCCCTGCTGTCCATCTGTTGGTGGCGGTGTCGTAGATTTCCAGTTTGTTCTTACCACCATTCCCGCCTATTGTATAGATTCTATCCCCTACTGCACTTGAGGTTAGAAAACTCCTTGCCGTTGGCATGTCTTTCCCCGCTGTCCATTCACCAGATTCAGAAAAAACATCTGTATACACAACATGTTCAATTTCATTTTGCTCATCCTGTATCCAAAACCCCGTTTTGTTTGTCGGCTCTGTAGGTTGTACATATATCGGAATATTCCCGTTATCAATGCTTCTAATTTTTGTTGCTAAGTCTTTAAATGTGTCCTCTTTTACCGCGGGCACTCCTTGGTCAGTAATGGCCTTAGCAACTTGTTCTTTCCCATTACTGACAGAGGTAAAAAGCTCGCTAATCGTAGTTTCAACATCTTTGTACTTATCTAACGTTTCTTTGATTCCGCCTTCAATCCGGTTAAAATCCTTTTCTGTCACCGTATCATCCAGTTTCCAATCCAACTTGGGTACATATGCCAAAGGTTACACCTCCTCCACAAATAAGGTTTGTTTGATCACGGTATCTGAAGTAATCGGGATAAAGACCTCATTTTTACTAATCAACCCACCGTCCGTTGCTTTCACTTCAATGGTATTGATGTTTTCTACAGCGCCCTTGGGCACCATATACTCAAGATTAATTACGTGCTCATTAAGCGTCTTCTGAACGTTTTCAACTTCATATTCAGAGTTAAGAATTACTTTTCCTATTCGGTTCTGAGCATACCCTGCAACCTCATTTAAAAAATCTGTAGCAATCATTTCACCAGTTCCTCCTTGCCTCTCTCTGCGAATGGAATCCGGCCAAGTTTCCATGAGCCGAGTTTGGTCTTACGGCTCAAAGTAGACTTGTAAATATGCTCGCCGATCCCTATTCCGTCCTGTAGGGAGGTTTCTTGGTTGTAGACTAGATTAGCCGGCTTAATGGTATGGATGGTGTGTTCCACTTCCCGAAATACCGCAGCATCATTGATTTTAGTATTGACCTTTAAAATAAACTTCTGAGGGTCCACGCTGGCCGTCGCTCGACCTTTCCCAAGCAGAAAATCAAGTCTTTCCTGCAAATACCGGATGGTAAAAGGAGGCTTAGTCGAATACCGGTTAACGATACGCTTCCGCCGGAAGTCTAGGCTTTCTTCCTGTGGATCTGCTTGAATTTTTAGCTCGTCCTCTCTTCTCTTTACTGCAATTTCATCTGATGAAAGAACAAACTGGTTATTTAGTAACCTATCAATTTCATTTTGAAAAAGTAATGTTTCTTCATCCAATGTCTTCATAAGTTCTTGAAATTCTTTTATCTCCCCGTAAAATTCGGGCAAAAGAAAGATAAGTTTTTCATTCATAGATTATCCCTCCAAACATTGGAATTTCTTCTGTATTTAATTCCAAGTTGGTAGGACTTTCATTGATTCTCGTATTCGCAATGTCTGCAATTCCTTTTACTGTTAAGATTCGCGCTTCTATTTGGCTGATACGCACAATTAATCTTTCTTCTACTTCCCACGCCTTGCGTAGAGAAAAAAGATACTCATAAACAGCTTGTTTGATTTCATCTTCAACTTGTCCTATTGTTACGCCCCGATCCAGTGTAAGCATTGTTTTTATGTTAATCGTTACCGAAGAAACAGCTTTTATAGTTACGGCATGTCCAATAGGTGCCCAGCCAATACCTTTTCCATTGTTTTTTTCCGGGTCCATTTGAGTCTGAATATCCTCCACCAGTTGGGGGAAGGCGGATTAAAATCACTCGCGATAATCGTACACTTGACCGTGCCGCCACCCTTCCAAGCCGGAAATACTTTTACTCCCCCCACGCCACGAATGGACTTGAGCTTACGCTGATAATCGGGGATATTTCCGCCAAACGGCTTTTCATTGAGCTGGTCGAAATACCTTTTCCTTAGACTTTCATCATCCTCTTCATCTTCTCCGGGAATGATAATGTCAGTTAATTCTGCGCTTGCCAAACCCTCGATAAAATCAATCGGAAGCAGCTTGCCAAAGTGCTTATTTCCTATCTCTCCAGGCAATTCCGACTCTAAGACGTATTCGCCTATAGCCAGTTTCTTAATCGCCTTATAGGTCACCTTTTCAATACTAAAACGGCTGCCTATGGGTATGTCTTTAGGCTGACTGTTTGTATCTTCAAAGACACCTTTCCTTTTTGCTTTTGTAGCCGGCTCCCGCGTAACCCCAAAGTCTGAGGTGTTCCATTCCAGATACTCACCAGAGGCTGTACTGGCTGAAGATAGCTTCCAGTTTATATCCAAATCTGCGTAAGCTTCAGCTAATGAAAAAGCAATGGGGGCCAAGGCATCATAAATCACGCTGCCTTCCCGTTTGTCCACGTCACCCGAAACCCTGTCTAACATTCTCTTCATGATCGCTTCAAAGGTTTGTTCCTCATACAATCTCCTTCACCTCCTGTTCTTGGCTGAAGCTCCCAAATACGCTCGTTACAACGAAGGATACGGCCGCAGAATCACCAGACGAATCAAATCTAAAGTTTCCCACATCTTTTATTCGGTCATCTTGTAACAGGGCTTCTGAAATCCGTCTTTTAAGCTCAGACTGTACAAGCGCGGGAGCCTTGCCGATAAGCGTTTTAATGTCACTACCGTATTTATCGCTGTATATGAGGTGCTCGAAACGGGATGTACACAGGATTTTCTTTACAGACTGCTTTACGGATTCCAGGCCGTCTACAGTTCCCGTTACTCGTTTCTGTTGAAAATCTATTTTGTAGGTCTTGCTTGGCTGCTGCATGATTTGAATGATGTCATCGGGCGCTAAAATGGATCCGGTAGGAAGCATGGTTACACCACCTTTCCAAGTATCACATAACTATGCCCGCCTTGGACGCGAAGCAAAGCTATTCTATCTCCCGTAGATAATTCCTTAACCTGATCCAACACAATAAGAAAATCCTCTGTGAGGGTGAAACGCTGATCTACGTTTACCTCAAGAGGATTCGCTTTCGTTACTTCACCAAACAGGATGGATACAGGGTTGCTCGTATCGACAGCGCCAAGAGCAGCCTGCTTAATAATGTTCAGCATTATATCACCTTCAAATCTAACGTCATCGTATGGTCTTCTCCCTCAAACTTATGGGTGCACTCGTCAATTAGAAAATATTGTTTGATCTCCAATTCCTTGATGACAATGGGAATAAAACAACCTGCACGGATTCGCAAGTCTCCAATGGCATCAATCCGGATTTTTCTTTGTTCCCGGTTGTGCAACTCAATGAGGTTATTCATGATCTCCTGAGCTTGGGCGCTGTTCAATTTTTCGTCTACCTTTCTGAAAAGCTGCAGCCTTCCCCACCTCGCTATATTGGCGCTATCTTGAGCGATATAAACATCTCTGCGTTTCGTTTCTTTGTTGTCCTGAACCACTTTCACCCGGTTGTATGTCTCACCATCAATGGACCTTTCATAGTCGTAATCCGTCATTAAGCTTTTATCCCCTATTACGGCATCTACCCTCATGTCATTGATATTTTTTAAGGTGAGGCTCCCAAAATCATCAAAAAGGACATAGTTTCGGTGCGTGGCGATGAGTGTTGTATCTAAAGCTTTGCAAATGATGTCCATAAGCTTTTTGTCGTCCTCGGCCATGGGTGGGAGGACATATCCGGTATCCGCAAGTGTGCCCACAGAAAGCTGCAAATCCCCTGCAATACGCCGGATCACATCGGTAGCTGTCACACCTTTAAACACATAGGTGTCATTCGAATTTAAGTAGCGCGTTTGATCATAACAAGTGAGTGTAACTTGTTCATCTGCTCCGCTGCTGATCTTGAAAATGTACCCGTAGAATAGGTTTACACCGTTCATGCGAAACCGGACTACATCCCCATTTTCAAAACCAAAAATAGCATTCTGATACAATCCCTTTTTGATACAAGATATACTTAATTCAGCCGGCTTTCCGATCCGGGATGTCTTATAAGTGATCTCCGTTACGAGTTCAGAGATTTCCCAGATGATCCCGCGCTTCTTGCTGTCCATCAGGATTTCTTTAACACTCTTTTTCATGGCCTCACCTTAACCTTATGACGGATCCAACTTTTAATTTTTTCACCTGTTCGTCTGTCAAGTTATTTAATTGTTGCAAGTTCTTTAGAGTGGTCCCATGCTTCTGGGCGATGCGGAAGAGGGTTTCGCCGGGTACAACCTTATGTGTCGTTTTGGATTCTCGCTCATCCGGCCGCCCCGCGTCCACCTGTACCCCGTTACTGGTAATGATGGCCCGGTTAGCCTCGTAGAACAGATATTCCTTGAGACTGAGCGAATATTCAATATCTCCCGGTGATCCTGCTACTTCCTTGTAGGTGAACTCTTCAATGGACATGGCCAGATTGATATCTATCGTATCCCCCACATAGATAAACCGGATTGGGTGGATTTTGGTCAGCCACTTTTCTATATAGCCCACATAGTGGGAGGGTTCCAAGAGTACCGCGTCCTTTTCGACAAAGGGATAATTCATGGCCGGAAAAATGCTCTCGAACTTGATGTCACGAAGCCTTAACTCTTTAATCACATTGATTTCCCCTAACCCTACCGCACTGTATGTCTTACCGTTATTTCCACCACTGATTTCAATTTCTTCCGGACTTACCGGGAGTTTGAATCCTTCCTCCTGGTTGTTATAACTGAGCCATATCCCCGTTCTCATCCATACACCCCCTGAGCAGCAGAGACAAATTCCTTCTCAAGTTTATCTGTGATCCGATCAATCATCTCATCAACCGTATAGCCTTCTCGGATATCTCCTGTCGTGACATTAACTGTCGGAGTTAGCGTAACGAAATTCTGGATACTCTTCATTTCTGCCAACTCCCGCATGACCTTCAAGTCCTCAATTGAGATATCCACTTGATCTTCGATCTTCCCGACCTTTTCCACTTTGTCCAACTTCTTCGGCATTTTGGGCGCCTTTGGGGCTTTTGGTTTCTTCCCCTTTTTATCATCAAGAATAGGGGCTGGACTGCCTGCTTTAGCATCCCAATCTTTCAAGATCGTGTCTGGATCATACCCGGGCATTGTAAAACCATTTTTGAACTTATTCATAAATCCTGCACCGCGTCCATAACCCGTATCAAATGAATCTTTTAGGTTCCACTGCTGTTCCATTCTGTATTTTGAAAAGTCTACAACATCTTTATCGCTTGTGGGCTTCGGAATGCTATCTATAACACCCTGCACCCTATCTGAAAGGGCATGAGGGTTCTCGGTATCCAGGAGTCCCACTGACTTAAATTCGGTACCCAAAACCGCATTGAGCCCTTGGGCAAACAAGTTAAAGGCTCTAAGTGCTATATTGATAGCCTCAAAGATCACCTTTGTAAATCCCCCGGCGAAATCTTCGGCACTCCGGGTCATATTGACCATGTATTTGCCAAAGTCTACCGCCATATTGTAAAAATAGTTCTTCACTGCGTATACAGGATCAATAAAGACATTCACCAAAAACTCAGCGAACGATACGACCCTATTCCACATTAAGGCAAAACCATTATGAAAAAAGGCAAAAAAGGAGCCGAATAATCCAGCAACAAAACCTACGATTTCCTCTGCTGTAGTTCCAAAATAAATAAGAACCGCAATAATTAACCCTATAGCTAATGCAATTCCAAATAATATCGGGTTAGTCAGTAAAAATTTAAACATGGATACTACAGCAGACCAGGCAGCCTGAGCCACTTTTATTAGGGCGCTGACAAGAACAGGCAGATATTGCAAAGCTAAGATGGCGACAAACGCTAATATAGCTGGGCTATATTGATAAAACAGATCAAACACCCATATAAGAACATTTCCAATCCAAGAAATAACCACAGCAACACCGTACAATAACGCACCAAGCACCGTAAAAAACGCTTGCATCCCTTGACTTTGCAAGGCTTTATTAAAAAGGTCGATCAAGGGCATGAATACCTGAAGGGCCCATTTTCCAGCTTCAGCAAACATGTTCTTTAGATTGTTTAGAAGCATCTTCCATCTATAAAACGGACTATCAAGCATTCTCTTAAAAGCGTCTTCACCCATGCTTTCAAGATCTAAAAGTTTCTGGAACGATTTAATAAAGCCGTCGATGTCGCCCTTTTTGGCTTTTTCGACTAGTCCGGTACTTCTGATTTTTGCTTTCCCAATATTGAATCTTTCAGATAGAGAGACTATATCACCAGAAAGAGCTTCCTTAACCGAAAACACAGCTCCTTCAAGTCCATTTCCTGCTGTATCAAATGCATTTAATTGTTTAGCAATCATCGTCAAGTCTTGAATTTGTTTCGAATTTCTTGTGGTTGAGAAAAATGATAAAGCACCAGTCAAGGCGTCATTTACATCAACACCGGCTTTAATTGCGTTAGCCTTAAACTTTTCAAACATTGCTTTCCCAACTTCAGCATTTCCAGTCCTGGCTTTGAACATATCCTCCATCTTTTGTTGTTCCATGGCGCCACCCAGAGTTGCTTCCCCTAACTTTTTGGCTGTTTCGATGCCTATATATGCCGCAGCGACTGCTTTGATAGTTTTAGCTAGGTTCTGAGCTTTATTAGTGCCATCCTGAAGCTGATGGTTGAATTTGGACTGCGCCGCTGTATTTTTGGTAATTACCCCACTGACATCTAAGGAGACTTTCATATTATTTGTCCGATTGGCTGTTGCCTGCAATTTTTGTAAAGCAGAGTTAGCGGAATTAGCGCCACTGACATAATGTTTAAATGGGTTAGAAAATGCATCAAAGATTTTGAGTGATGCAGCTACAGTTGCCATACTTCACCCCCTAAGTAGAGAAAGGCACTCTATAAGAGCGCCTTACCCACTGTTATTCTTTCATTTTGTCTCGCAATTTCTTCTCTTCTTTCACGCGCATATCAATCATCTTGTAGATGGCGGCTTTTTCAAAGCGCGACATTTTGACTAACTCATGTGGCAAAATATGAAGTTCATGGAGGGCGTAGTAAGCATAATTCGTCTCACCATCGCCCTCTTCCATTAGTTTTTTATTTCTTCTTTTAGATCTTCGATGTCTTTATCAAAGCCGTTGATCTCCTGTACTTTTTCAATCAGATTGGCATACTCCCCAGGGAGCAGCATCCTGCGTAAGAGGTTTTCAGCTCCCAGGGTACCGTAAGATTGTTGCAGTTCCACATTCTTTAAATCTGGGAAAACAACACTAGCTACCGCCAGTTTCGCCAAGTAAAGCTCATTATTGGTTTCTGTCGTATACATGCCATTTTTAGATTTTACTTTTCTTGTTGCGGACTTGCGGATCTCTTCATTCTCGGCTTCGGTCATGCTGCGGATTTCCCACGGTACAGGTTTCCCGTCTTTATCCTTAAACCGATCGGATACCACGACCTTCTCCGTAATTGCTTCGCCAGCCTCTTGGGCAAAAAATGCTTGTAATCCTCCACTCATAGTTCTTCATTCTCCTTTTTTTAAAAAAATTAGTATAGGGTTGGTTTTTTGAACGAATCGATAATATCTACATCGTCGAAGGTGAAGCTGACTTCTTCATCTAAAGCTTCACCATCAACATCCAGTTTAGCCATGATCACTTCGTCTAAGTTGACGTTCTTTAAAATGACGGTTTGGGCTCCTATTTCAGATGTTGGATCATCATTGGTGATCATGATATCAAAGTAGGTATCTTTCCCTGTTTTGATGTAATCCAGCATAAGCTGGCGGAAAAGAGTCGTGACATAATAAATAGTCATTTTCCCTTCGCCCGACCATCCATTCGCTTTGTGCTGGTCGCCACGTTTTCCCAGTGTACGAATTTCCTTTTTATTTTTTTTGGCGGTCACCTCAATGCTTTTTACGTAAAACATTTCTTCTGCTCTTCCCTTGATGGTTGCATAGGCTCGCCCTTCCTGTCCGGAAATGGCATCTGCTGCTTTCATCCAAGACATATCATTTCACCTCTACTTGCATATAGATTTTTTCGATGGCATCCACCGGTTGGATATACACGTCCACCGTCACGCTGTCTGAATCCTTGCCGGGTTCTACGGTTACGTCTTTTTGGGCATCGAAGTTCTGCACTGCGTTCATACCTTGATACAACTCCAGCAGCCGAATGAGTTCTTGCTTGAACAGGTTTCTTCCATCTGCGTTGTTATCTACCTTACCGATATACTGGGTTTCGTATATCCGTTTGCTGTCATTGGCAAGGCCGTCCAGCGTACGGATGACCCGGTTTTTGGAAAAATGCTTTCCTTTCTTGGCCGTTACCGTCTGGAACGTGTTAATATCTTGCTCCACCACGGCTTTTCCGTTGTTAGCGACAAATAAAAATTCTCCCTGGCGGAGTGCTTGTTCCACTTCCTGATGGGTGTATCTTGTATCCGCATCGACAGCTCCTTCATAAGCCTGGAAGGTAAGGGATTCGTTCGCCCCTGCCGAAGCTGTGGCGGCCGCAGTCCAAACTGTAGCTTGAGCAGCATCCAGTCTGGTTCCGTCTTCCAGAATCACCCCGTTTTTCACACTGATGATACCTTCGTAATCAGCTTTATAATTCGGGAGAATTGCTTGTACTTTTCTTCCTTCCGATTCCCTCCATTCCTTAATTTGAGTGAATACAAGAGGGTTTAACTTACTGCTTTCCTGACCCTCATAGGGAATAGCAATAGTATGAAACTCATGTGCATCTATTGCAGCCATGAAGTCCAAATAATCTTGGAAAGTGACATCCCCATTTGTACCACCTGTTAGAGGTACTCCTGCTGTTTCTGTTAGTGGTGCATCAGGCATTTTCGCCTCGAAATTGACCCAATTGTTTGAGGACAAATCCCCAGCATTAGAAGCAATTTGTCTGTGTACTTCCTCATTCGCTACGAAGGTCTTCACAATAAACTTTGTTGGGTCATCTATATTAGCTTCTACACTGACCTTAATATCATTGCCACGGATACCGCTATATTTAGCCTCCAATGTGATATCCCCAATGTTTCCCTGAGCCTTTACTCCATTAGCTAAGCGGTATAGTTTTACTGTCTTAGCCCGTTTAAACGCTTCCCTAAGCAGTAACATTTCCTGTGCCGTGATATCATAGCCAAGTACATTTTTCAAATCATCACCTACATTTATTGTTAGGATCTCTTTGGATGGACCCCAACCTAATGTAAGTGGCAGCGCAACTGTACCGCGTTCCCCAACTGCCGTCATAGACTTTCGTTCGGACGCTGTATTGATATATACTCCCGGTCTTACTTTGTTTTGTGCATCCCATGTTCCTCCTGCCATTTAACGCACCTCCCTGTTCAATAAATCCTCGACCAACTGTTTGGCCTGTTTAAATGTATAAGTTTCGCCTTCTTTTAAAACAACAGATAAAATATGTTTTTGCATTGTCGTAAATTGTTTGGACTCAAGGAATTGCTCCTTGCTGAAGACAGCCGGCTTAATGGCTTGTTTAGTTTTACTCACGGATAATTCCCTCCTGCTCTAATCCTTGCAGCTTTGTGCCAGGCGCTTTTGGTTTGATGACATGGTAATCAAATGAAATGAAAAAATGTAAAACATCGTCCACAATCTCGCTTCTCATCCCGGTTCCTCGGACTGTGTGTTCCCCAACTTGTATATACTCCATCCCCTCTATAAGCCTCTCAGCTACCTCATAAGCCTCTTCGTAACTGGGGGCGAAATAATGGATATCGAAGAGGTAGAAACGCTTATAGCGGCGGTCTATTTCCCTATTCTGTGCCGCATCTAATATCTTGGCGAAGAAGCAACCATTCTCTAAACCTTGCCGGATCTTCTCATCATATATTTTTTTGTCAGGGTATAACGTCTTTAATGCCCGAATAACACTATCTTTTACTCGGTTCATCCACCTATCAACCCTTCGATAAATTTTGTGAACCTTTTTTCAAGGTACTTAGGCAGTTCCCTTTCCATTTCCTTTGCGGAGATTGTCATCATAAATTTGCCTTCGACCCAACCTTTTAGGTTCCTGGTCCGATGGCCATATTCAACGAATCCCGCATAGTAGGTTTCATTTATGATCTCAACAATGTAGGCATTTCCAACCTTTTGAACGTTCCCAACTCGCCAATTTCTTCTAAGTTGGCCCGTTTTCCCTACGGGTGTCCTTTTTTTGATCTTCCTATCAAATCTCATAGCCATTTCGAGCAGAAAGTCCGAAATAAAGCGCCCAATCAGATCACTATTGGACGCTTTTTCAAGATTCTTAGTAAACTTGTTGAATTCAGATAAGTCTACATCTCCCCATTTCGCCATTAAGCGTAACCCTTTCTTTGTAAGGCTACTTCCTGGTGGGTTGGATATGGGAAAGGTTCTCCGGCAGTAAACTCTCTACTTAATGTACCGCGTTTTATTTCCACCACATCCCCTTGGTGGATATCTAATTCAGGTGAAATGAACAACTTGGTTTCATAGGCGATATTGTTCTGAGCATCTTTCTGATTATTTACACCTAGGGCTTTTTGGGATATGTGGCAAGGTTGATCTCGGTAGATTATCACTGGCTCATTCTTCGTACTTCCGTTCGGCTTATCTACATCCTCATATCTCCGGATGGTAGCAATGTCTTCATACATTTTTTCAATTGTTTTACGATGCCTAGTATAGCTGGCCACGCTACCACCTCAGCTTTCGGTGCTGGTTCAAGTCCACCCGGTAGTTGGTGACAATGCTTTCAATCACAGACTTTGATGTATGTGTCACTTCCGAACTATTAGACGAGTTAACCGAAGTATCCCCAATCTTAATGGACTCTCCACGGTATGTGGTTGCATCGATTTCATCCAGAGTTGCTAATTCTACACGAACAACATCGACCACCATAGAAGCCCAAACGAATTTTAAGGCATCCGGCACGTGGGAGAGATGGCAGTAACTTAGAATGCGGTGTTCGATTTCGTCGATATAGGTTTCTATCAGTGGTTTCAAGGAATCATTCGCAAGTCCCAGGCGCATTTTTACAATAGACCAAATATCCACGGTAGCCATGAGAGATTCCCCCTTTTTTCATCTTATTACTCATCCAAACGAATGACCTTCTCATTTACAAGGGTGTTATAATCATCGCCTCGAACATCCGTTCGCTGTCCCGCATAATAGATGTTGCCTCGGTATTTCACATTTGTAACCCATTGCACCTTCACGTCTTTTTTTGCCGTTGACTGCTTCTTATCTGTCTCTACTTCCTGTTCTTCCGCCTCTTTTGCCGTTATCTCTTGTTCTCTTTCCTCTGTCTGATCCGGTTTTTTAGCCATCTTGTTCCCTCCTAGGCAACTTTAGCAATAAAGATTTGATCAATGGTTTCAAACGAAGGCAGGACAATCTCGGAAACAATGGTTTCCACATTCACCGGTTGTGGTTCCTTAACAGTTGTTATCGCTACGCCCGTATTGACAATAGACACATTTGCCGCAGTTCTTCCCGTCATCAGGTCAGACTCTTCGGGCGTTGTACCATAGTACGTATTGCCTAATGTACCGTCTGGAATCAGAGTAAAATAGCCATCAGGATAAAACAGGTGCATGCTTCCGTCTTGTAAGGCAAACTTTTTGTTATAGACGGATATTTTAACGCCCAGTTTCGTTTCCAGGTATTGTTTCATCATCGCATCCGTCATGATGATATTTTGCCCGCCTAATGGATTCATGTCCTTTCGAATAGCCACGTTTTGTAAGATGTAGTTCCATGTCTTACGCGTGCAAATGGCGTTTGTGGGACGAACCCCTGTATCATCCTCGACTGTGTCCTGCCACGTTTTTATATCTCCGACAATGTCGGCTTCCGGATGACTCCATTTGTCTGTGTCGGTAGTCAATGTGATTTTGTGACCACTTGGCATTTTGTAGTCATATTTGTATCCCAGCCTGTTGGCTTCTATTTCAATCTTACCTGAAGAGAGCAGCTGCATAATCATCCGTTCAGGGACGACTTGAGCACCGTTAATAAGATTTGTCACGTCATCGTAAATAGCATTAATGACAGGCATAAGCAGTGCCTCATTTTGCGATGCGGCTAGTTTATTTAACTCCTGTCGATCTTTCTCACCAATTCTCATGGCCTCGCGGAAAAACGGCATCTCCGTATCAATTTTGCTAAATCCGATGCGATCCCGCAGAGTTGCCTTTGAATCAAATTCAGACGGCATTAAGGCAACGGGCAGCCCGCGGGAACCCTTGATCCAACTCAGGTCTAACCCAAGTTGTTTCTTCGGCGGAAATAGCGTTCCTCCCAAATATGGAATGGCGTTTGAAGGGGTTGCAAGGTAATAGGTTGCAATATTCTTCGCGTTTACAAGATCAAAAATATTTGGCATGTTTATCATCCTTCCTTAGGTTAAAAATGTGATTTGGTTTAAGGCTGCTTTTGTTGCGTCATCCGGTGGCGTGGGAATTTTCGTCAAATCGATGAAGCCATGAATGATCATAGCCCCTGATGCAGGACCATAGGTTACGTCAGTATCATTCATTACGATTCCTTCCGCATCTGCCCCACTTGCTTTTTTGGCAAGTTTAGAAGCATCCTGAAGAACTCCACCTCCCAGAATAGTACCGGCAGGGATTATTTTTTTGCCCTCGGAATTTGCCTCTACCCCTGCATCGTCTAACGTAACCGCAACAGCGACATAGTGGTCGGGGAATTTCAAGATGTCTTTTTTATTGCTAAACTTCGTTTCAACGAATTTCATTATTCTAGCCTCCGTTTATTCAAAATAAGATAATCTGGCTTTTTCCAAACTCTCATTGCTTTTTGCGAAATCGGCAACTCGTTTACCAAAGTCTCCGTCATGGCCTCCTTCGCCGCCTTTACCATCCACGCCATCGGCAGGACTTGCCCCTTTAAATCTTGGTGATGTCTGATCGTTTTGGACAAACAAAAAAGCCTTGCTTTCCTGCAGGGCTTTCACCTGGTCATCCAAACCACTTTTAATTGTACCGTCCTCATTGACCTCAATTTTGGATTTATCCAGCAGAGTTGCAATCAAATCCGGATCGTGGGCTTTACCTGCAAGTGCCAGTTTAATGGCGGTACTCACGGTCATATCCTTGATTTTAGATTGGTATTCTTCATCTTTGGTTTTGTTTTCACCTTGCAACTGTTCAATTTGTTTTTTAAGTTCCTCGTTATCTCCGACGTTCTTTTTCAGTTCAGACAATTGTTTGTCCCGTTCATTGATCTCAGTCTCCAACTGCTTCTTAGCTTCATTGACTTCATCGAAGCGATGTTTTGGAATATACCCTTTATAGTTTTCCTCAACACCTCCCATAATTAGTTTTATTTGTTCCTCAGTCAAGTTCATTCCTTCTAATAATTTCTTTAAATCCATGTATACCACTCCATTCACTTGTTTTCCCGGTTGTGTCCGGTAGATTAATCAACAAATTGTTTGTACCATTCTTCATAATGGATGTCTCCAGGAACATAGTAAGTCTTCCCGTTCTTGCCTTTTGCTGCCCTGACACCTGCCTCATCATCAAAAAACGCCACCGTGGTACTTCGGCAGCGTGGATGTAGAGGAGGGAAGTTTACTCCTTCTTTCTTTTCAGAAAGCAAAAACACCTTTCCATCCATATGACGGCATATTTTAGATGTCCTGCGGTCTAAGGTAGCCAAGAATTCGTATTTTTCAACCACACCACTTGCCTTATACGAATCAAACGTAGCTTGACTCACGATATGGGCGCTCTCTGTCTGAACAAGCCTTGCGGCATTTGAAAAGGATACCTGCATCCTTTCGGAAAGTATCCTGGCCGTCTTATTTACGTTGTCTCCCCTGATTAGAGACTGTGCTAGGTTGGTATCTAGCTCACGAATCAATTTGGCTTTATTTGCCCATATTCGTTCACTGTAATTAGCGCTCAACCACTTATTCGATATGATTTTCCAGGCAGCCTCAGAATCAATTTTAGCAAATGTAACCCCAATGCCGGTTCCCTTTTGGATCTCATAAAGCGTCCTATAATACGTATCTGTATAGGTGTCACCAAGCAGATCCCCTGTTCCTTTTCGGCTGCTTTCAGCCAACATTTCTATATGATGTCTGAGTTGGATCTGTAGAGCTTCCAAACGGTTTATGCGGGTCCTGTAATACACATTGTTTAATTCCTTTGTCCATCTATGGTCTGCATTATCCTTCGCCTTGGCCGTAAACTCTTCAAGTGTCATACGAAACTCTTTGAGTTCTCCAGCATCCAAAAGTTTTTTCGCCTCTGCGTAGCTGATTTCATTGTTATCTGCGAACCTCATATAAAATGCTTCGATGTCCTTTTGCATAGAGTTCCAAGCCTTTGCGTACTCCTTTTGGAGACGGTTCACGTAGCTATCTGCTTTCCTAAACTGCCTTGATCCTAGTTCTTCACTGCGTTTTCTCCAATACTCCTGAGGCTTCATTCAGGTTCACCGTCCGGTTGTTCTTCACCTATGCCAGGATAAGCTTGCTGCTCAAACTGCCCCATATCCTCTTTCTTTTCCCTTTTGAGGCGTTCTAACTCATCTTGGGCATTTGTTACCCATGGATGGTTGGCTACAATTGTCTCATCTGAGATCACACCCTGGCTATCTTTTGCATTCGTGATGGCCTCGGTCTCATTAATCAGGATGTCTCGATTAAAAATAAAATCTACGGACTCGCTAGTAAAGTCTTTCCCCGTTGTGTTGTAAATATGAGCATTAATAAACCATAACAACTGTTCCAGGGATGCTTGAAATTCTGTTTCAAGAATGTTCGCATCCATGTCCAGATCTGCGTAGAGGAATCGAAGAGCAACACCGCTTTTATCTCCTCCAAATTTTTCAGATTGGGTATCCACACCACGCCCGAATTCGTAAATATCTTTGCGGTTTTGGTTCATGTGTAATTCATGAGCATTGGTATCAATATTCAGTGAAAGAGTTTCGACACCATCATTTGGATTGATACCATCAATTTTTATAATTCGATATACGGACAAGTTTTTACGAATTTCCCCAGCCTCACTTCCGCCAAATCCCTTAACCACATAGATGCTATTCGGTAAGTCTTCCAGGTTATTGGTGTGATCGGATTTTCTCTCATCGTAATCATCCACCAGCGACTTAATTAACTCAATGAGTGGTTGTTCTTCATCGTTATACTTGAACGGTACAAACGGAACACGCTCCCAGTTCATCGGTTTTTCGGTTTCGTCCTGTCTAACTAATTTAAAATGGGAGTCTTCAGCACCTGCCTCCACATCGGGTATAAGAGAGCCTTGTAACATATACCTTTTTACGCCGTAACTATCCCACCATTCTACCTTTGTAACAGTAGTTCGCCGTAAGCCTTCGTAGACCTCTACCTCATACGTCCTTATCATGGCATCCAGTTCAGTATGTGCGGCATCTCGCCAAAGAGGGATGCATTGTTCAGACGGGATTTTAGTAAATAATAGGTTCCCCTCCATGTCGTAGTATGGATGTACCCAGGCAATTCCTTTGTTGATGCTCTCTTTTCCAATATTTTTGATCAGCCGAAGTAACGGACTTCCGAAAAAGTCCATAAGCAATTCTAAATACTCCTCATTGCTCGTTTGTATACTCATGGGCTTTGATAAGAGATACCCAACCTTTTGATCAACGAGCTTGCGAACAAAGCCATTAACCAGTTTATTATTGGCCAAGTTCCCCACTATTTCTTTACATCCATTTTCCCCAATGGCGGTCCGTTCGCGCTTTAATATGTCTGTTTTATTTTTATAGTAGCGCTCCCCGGTCATCATCCACTTTCTTTTTTCGGACGTTTTCCACGCGCCCATTTCCACTTGAATGATTTGTTCCAAGGACATTCTTGCCTTAGCTCCATCCCACAGTATGTTTGTGATTTCTTGCATTTCCGGTGACATGGTTTTCCTCCTTCCTACTCAAATGAATAGCCACTTTTTAGATCGGCTACCTCGTAATCATCTAGTGCATACCAAATGGCAGAAAACGTATGAGGATCAATATTGAACTCATCCGGTAGGATTCTGCCGTTTTTATCTGTCTTATAGGTTAAATATTTAAGTTCTCTGACCGTGTTCGGGCATTTCTCAGAGCAAATAATCTTTTTAAATCGTTTTATCTTCTTTGTATACTGCAATCGAGAACCTGGGAACTTCTTTGCTGGACGCATATTAAAGCCTTTTTGCCTGAAATACCGTATGGTCTTGGGCTCAGCACTATCTGCTTTTATGAGTTCCTTTGATCTTGCAAACTCTTGTAATTCTTCGGCTGTCCGGTCATCGGTCATCTGATTTTTATAATATTCCCAGTAAATATAGAGAATTTTTTGTTCGTGATCTACTGCCAGCCGAACCACAGCGTTATAGGAATCCTCAAATCCAAAATCCATTCCAGTTCGCTCAATCGGCTTTCGTATACGGGAAATAGCATCTATGACTTCCTCGTGAGAAGCTACTTCAAATTGAGGCAAAACTCTCACTCCGTTCACACCAAAACGACCTTCCCTCGCTATGCGGTAAAGGTCTGGGTCATAGGCTTTTAGTTCATCCAGCTGGGCAATATAACTTTTAGGTAAGAATAAGTTATCTTCAGCCGTTGAATGATGATAAAAGGTATCATTTTTGACAATGGCTCGTTTTTCGTATAAGTCTGTGTCTTCAAGCACAATATGATTCTTTAAATCATCTTTAAAGAAGTGTTTGAATGTCCAGTTATCCTCACCTACCGGATTCGTAGATAGCAACATATGCAAGTCCAAGGCGGGATGCCGCAAACGTCCAAGAAGCTCCTTAAAACCTTCATATTTAACTTCGGAACACTCTTCAATCCACACAATAGATACATTATGAATCGACTTAAGTTTAGCCGGCTTATCCATACCTTTGAATATGATCTTGCTACCATTAGGAAATCGTATTTGCATGGGGGACGTTATAGGTCTTACAGTCCCATCCAGCCCCAAATCTGTTATGATTTCCTCTAATAGCGAATACGTAGAGTCTCTATGAGTATCGTATACCTCACGAACAACCAAAACCGTCCGTTTCTCGTTCAGCAGCTTTAACACCAGTTTTAATGCTACGTGGTAACTCTTAGAAGATCCGTATCCACCGACAAGGAAATAAAACTTGTGATTCCAATCGAAAAGGAAATCTTCAAAGTGTGGGTTAACCTCTTTTTCAATCATCCGGCTTCACCCTTGCACGCTTAATCCTGATTTCAATAGGCTTGTCATGATCCTTGGTTGCTTTTTGTTCAAGCAATGCGATCTCGCCTTTCAATTTGTGAATGCGGAGCCGTTGTTCCTCATCCCCCTGCCCAACTCGAATCATGTCTTCATACTGCTTGATTAAACTTCTCAGGGTAGACATAGCCCTAGATTGGGCTTGCAGAAACGTAGCTTGTTTGTCCCAAGCGTGTTGTATCTCGTATTCTACTTCGGTCATGGTATCAGACGTTTTTTTCCTTTTGAGGACCTTTGTTTCGTCGTCCTTGTCCACTACGAACATGATCCGTTGTGCCCGGACAATGGCTGTATACTGTATGGTGATTTGATCCCAAAGCAGGTCAAGTGGGGAGCGCTCAGAAATCTGCTCCATGATCTCTATGGTTTCCTCGGGAAAGTACTTTCGAAAGAAACCATGCGTTACGGCATTACTGTTCCCTCTAGGTGCTCCACCTTCATTGCCTACCGCATTCTTATTTCCTTTTGGTGCACCGGGTGTTTTTGCATTGGTAACGTTACTATTCGTAAAGGGAACGTTACCTTTTAAATCGTCCCATTTATCTAGACTTTTCCACTTCCGTACTTGAGACTCATTTAACCCAAGTTCTTCGGCAATGTCTTTCAGTTTCTTTGTTCCGCCACTATCTATCCATATTTTCTGTGCTTTTTCCCGGTTTGGGCTTCTTGCTCTTGCCATCTATTTCACCTCACCCCACCTCCCAATATTTTGATTGTGTTGTTTTGTAAAAACCTTACATCCTTAAGAACGCAATCATGAAGTATACGACTAGCCCACCCACGATAGAACTTATCGCATGATCTAGCCTTGTTTCTACGCCCTCACTACAAATGACTCCTGCTGCATTTATGATGGCTTTAATCGAAAATAACACTAATAAGATCCAAGCTAAGACAATCATGTGTCCACCTCCTTTGGCAAATAAAAAAGCCACCCATAGTGGCTAATTTGTAAAGACCTCACCAACTGGTCTCCATAAACTCAACTCATGAACCAAAAATCGGAACCATTCTTTATCTTTTGTCATTAACGCTAGTTCAATCATATCCGGTATATCTTCCGGACTAAGGATGTATTCAATCGCCCATATATCCTCCTTCGGAACTGTAATTACCTCCAATGCTCTAGGCCCGTGTAATGTTGTGGTTGCTTGTATCTTCACCTCTGACTTTGAAATCCTAAGAATGAACCCTCTTGTGATTTCCCCTTTGTATGCTAAAGACACCCAATCCCCGACATGCATCGTTACTTCAGCTCCTATGGTTCTACAGACTCGTAAGTTTCTTCGAAAATATCCGGTTTACACGGGTAGTACTCGCCTTTAACTCCTCGAATAATGTAATCACCGGGACAAACAATAAGCCAACCTTCAAGTGTTTTGCAGTGCCCATGCATAGATATGAAATCCCCACATACTTTACAAATATTCTTGCAAACCCCATCGGGGTCAAGTTCCCGTATTTGGGCATCTGGGACATCACCTATCTTCCACCACCGACCGGCTGATACTACAACTGGCTTTTTACGATACTTTTTCACAGGCATCCACTCCTCATTCCAAAATAAAAAGCCACTCCACTGAGTGACCGTATAATTTAATTCCTTGCGATGGCAGCGTTCGCCCACATCACTGCTTGCTCAAGGTTGGTAATAGCCAGTGATTTTTCACGGCTGTTCGGACAAAGTTCGTCAATTAGATGGGCAAGCTCCTCCGCTTTTCCCCGAATTGCTGTATATTTCTGGGTCTGTCCTTCTTTTGGTGCGTGGTATTTAAAGTTGTTTTCTATTTGTGGCTTCATTTCGTTACCTCCAAAATTAAAATATAAAAGAGAGGCACCAGAATGGGTCCCTCTCTTTTTGTTCCATGTTATAAGTATAACAGTTATTTTTCCAAATGGTCTGCAAGATGTCTGCAAAAAATCTGCAAAAAGTCTGCAACGTTTTTAAGTTGCGTCTTCATATGTTTCCAATCGAAGAGCAAACGCTAACTTATATAACGCCTTAGCTTTAGCGTAGTAATAATTTCTTTCTGACATGTGCAAGTCCGTGTATACATAAATGTCTGTTACATCCTCGTCCTGCAGATATCGTTTCTCTACGATCTGCCGTTGGATGTCGGATAACCTACTTACCGCCTTGATAACCTGTTCGTATTCCCGCTGCAGTTGTTCTTCCCGGTCTATATTCCATATGGCAATATCTTCAGATGGTTTGGAAATAGCAAACGTATTGCCGTGAAACCTGGGCGAGTAAGAAGGAGTGATCTTGGATTCCCGCCGGATAAAGCCAAACTGTTTATATAACCTTGCCGATTCTAACCTTTCCTCCACCCTTCGCCATGTCTCTTTCTCATCCAATTTAAACATTGCAACTTGTTCCATAGCACACCCCCGGTTTACTTTTTTGTCTTCTCTATGCATAGGTAAGTTGCTCCCGTAATCCTCTATAGCCATTTGTTTGAATGTTTCCCCGCATGTCTGGCATAGATAGCCGGTAGATGTCTTTACTAACTCGCTTGCACAATCCGGGCAGTTCACTTGTTGTCACCTGGTTCAATGTACTCATGAACTAACTCTGCCAACTTTTTTTTCAGGTATTTTAGTTCAGCCTCCGCTGCATCGGCACGAGCTTTTTCATCTTTGTACTTTTGCATCCAATAAGGTAATGCGGCATGGGCTAAGGCGCAGAATATAGTGTTATTTCTTACTTGTTCGTCGGGGAGTTCCCCTCTCCACACTGTCAATATATCAACACCATTCTCATCTTGTATAAAAAACTGATCATCAGTAGGCACTCCCCAATGCTTTGCATGCCATGCAGCTTTGCTTCTCTTTTGAACTAACTCCCAATCTTCTTCCCAGTTACGTTCCATGATGTCTTTATTCATCCGTTTTTCGTCTCCCTTCCTCTTGGTATTATCGATTTCAAAAACTTTTTCTTCTTTATTTTCTGGTTCGCTCCGTAAAGTACTCACGCAGGTTGTGGTTTTATGCCCGCACTCATCGTGAATTCCGTCTGTCACAAGGTGTTTATCCACAATGCTTTGGCATTTTTCGCACCAATAGTGTTTAGTCATTTCTGTTTATCTCCTTTCCGCCTTTATACGACCTCTCATACATTTCCTTCCAACACTCCTCACAAAACGGAGGTTCTACAGGAAGGCCGTGGCACCCACAGTCGCGTCCGGAGCAACAATATTCGTGTTCGGGGATTTCCACTACACCGCAATTCCAACATTTATCCATTGTCTATTTCTCCTCCATTCACAAATCGTTTTGCAAAACGTAGTTGCTGAACAATATAAGAATCCGTAGTCCGTCCGCCCATTGCCAGCCAGTCCCCTATCCTCTGGTCAATATCTCGTAGCACAACAGGCGGCAATTTCCCGGAGATTTTGAGGAGTTCACGTAGAGGATCATTGCAACTCATCGTCCGTCCTCCTTACGTGTTATCCGCGATTCCTTTAGCATTGTCCGAAACTGCAATGACTCCAAAAAAATCGCCAGTTTCTTCATAAGCAGACTTACCCGCATGGTAAGCTTCTTCCGGTGTATCAAATGTTTTTACAAGAACAGACCCATCCATAATTCCATATCTCATTTGGTATCACTCCTCTTCCATTGAACTGCCATTGCATCGGCGCGGGTCTTTTCAGCGCGGTATTTCCTCGCTAGAACTTCATTTGCTTTTGATAAGCCCTCAGCAAAATGTCTTTCCTGTTCTAACTCTGACTGTAATTTCCTATTGTCCTGAACAAGCTTCTCAATGCGCTTTTCCAGTGTAGTAATAGCGGATTTACGACTCATCCTCTGTACCTCCTAACACCATAATTCTCGGTACACCATTCTGTGGATCTATTACCAAATTGTATTTTTCAGAAATCTCTTCCATATTGGGAAATGAATTTGGAGCTGAGAATACATGATTACACCATGGGCATTGTTCTAATTTGTGATTTACTAATTCAAAAAATGGCTTCTCACAGTTGTTACACCTACACTTACTTATAGGGATAAGCATATTGCTTGCTTTACTCATTCTTTTCCTTCCTTTCCCATACTTCCATGCTCAGACCAGCCTCAATAAAAACTCATTCATATCCTGAGTAACAAGCACGCCGTCAAAATACGAGTCCCTATCGACAACAGATTGCCAAGATATGGACGGTGTTGATAGTCTATGAATGCCAAGCATACCTTTAGCTTCTGCCACAAACGCTCTAAGCGTCTTCTTATCAAGTTTCCCATAGGATGCATAATGCCAAGCGATGCGGCGACCGCCTGCACTGCCCAATGCGATAAAATGGAACGCCATATTAATGCTCCTCCTCGTAATCTTTCTCTATTTGAATAAACGTCGTATTCCCCGTCTAACAAGCGCAATTGCCCCTGCTTTGCGTAAATCGCGAGGGATGCAGATATTAACACATAGCGTATATGTGGCAATACCAAAAGCAAAAGCAATGCATACGGTAATGATTTTGATTGCGAGTATAGTTACGTACATGGTAAAGACCTCCTTAGCGCTGTGTCGCTTCGAGAAATTGCTGTATTAGTTTTTGCTCATCCGCATTATTACAATGATCTTCATTCATCTCATTCCTCCCACTATAAATTAATATTTTCTTTCATTTGCTCTTGTTTCCTTAAGATTTCAACTTCGACTTCCTTAAGAGATGGAGATTTCATGTTGTGATGACATATTTTTCTGAGCAAGCCGGTAGCGGGAATAGAGGTTGGAAGCTACTTTCCAATCTGTGGGTACGTTCATATGGCCGCACCTTGGATATCCACACCATTCCCTCGACGGTTTACCCTCCCATGTCACACTGGGTCTATGCCCTCACATTCCTTCGTTCTACCTCTCAAGGGGTGGACGCTGCTTCTTGCTCCTTTACTGGGTCGTTGCCCTGATGTGATAAAATCTGCAGCTGTTCCGTGCTTCTATGTCGTTGTTCATCATCTTAAGCGTTTGTACAGCAAATTCATGGTTTGAAGTTGTTTTAAGCAGCCATCTGTAGTTGAGACTGGCGTACCGGTCCTAATACATCTTTTGCATTGTAACGTATGCATTTTGTACCCAATGTGTAGAGTACACGAATAAGTTTTCCACATAATGCGACGATTGACTGTTTCTTTTTCAGCGGATTGTGGCTGCGCTTTGTATAATACTGGTGTAATGCTTTAAATTCAGCGTTTTTCGTTACCATTGGCAACACAGCACGGAATAGCAAGGCTCGAAGCCGAGATCGTCCGCGTTTGGTGATTGTGGACTTGCTTTTCTTCTTGCCGGAGCTGTTCTCTTTGAGATTAAACCCTGCAAGCCTGATGATCTGCTGTCCATGTTCATAGCCTTGTAATTCGCCAACTTCGGCTAAAAATCCAGCTAGTGTAACAATGGCAACTCCAGGGATCGTTAGCATTTCTTCTGTTCCTGGGATTTGCTTAAGTAGTTGCTCTACCTGTGTCATGATGTCTTGAAGTTGACGGCTAAACATCTCATATTGCTCAAGTAATGCCTTTACCTCAATCTTGGCTGCCGATAAGCCCTCTTGAATTCCAATAGATGCTTTTGCTGCTTGAACCAACTTCTCCGCCCGTTTTATACCGATAGCTCGCTTAACATCCTGTTTCCATCGTTTTAGAATGGCAAAGGAGCCAAGCGTTATAATCTCTTGTGGTGTCGGAAATTCACGGAGCGTAATGAGAGAAGCCTTTCCCTCCCAGTCTTTAAATACCTGTCGGTATTCAGGAAAGAAACGATCCAACCAGTTCTGAATCCGTCTCTGAACCTGCCCAAAGTTCATCATGACCTTCTCGCGAAGATTCATGAGAATGCGTAAATCCGCATAAACACCCTTCGGAAGATGAGGTTCTGAGTACTTGCCATTACGAACAAGATCCGCGATGACTTTAGCATCTTTATAGTCGTTTTTCGTCGGTGAATTGTCCTCAAGCTCTTTACTTTTTTTCACGTGATGAGGATTGACGATAACGAGTTTGATTCCCTCGTTGCGTAAGAACTCCGCCAGTGTAAACCAGTAGTGTCCGGTTGGCTCAATGCCGAAGATGACGTCTGCCTTGGCATGTTGCCGCTGAAGCTCCTTCATCCACGTTACTAGCTTTGACAACCCGGCTTGATCATTGTGGAACACACAATCTCTGCCTAGCTCAAGACCACGGAAGTCAATCCCCCGTGCAACGTGCGTTTCCTTTGCAATGTCTGCTCCAACAACAAGGGTAGATTCGGTAATTTGTAGAATTCGTTGATTCTGTTTCTTAGATTGTTTATACTTCATATTGAGCGTCCTCCTTCTAATTAGGGAATGAATGACCAACTTTCAGAACCCAGCATACAGGAGACGCTCTTTTTGTTCAAACCTCAAATTAATTCATTACAGGAATGGCTCCTTACGTGTTATCCGCGATCCCTTTAGCGTCGTTCGCAACTGCAATGACTCCAAAAAAATCCCCAGTTTCTTCATAACAATACTTAGCTTCTTCGTACGCCTCTTCCGGTGTATCAAATGTTTCTACAAGAACAGACCCATCCATAATTCCATATCTCATTTATTTATCTCTCCTCTATAGCAAGTTCAATATTAAGACCATGTACTTGATTAACCTGTTTGATATATTTATCTAAATCATCAAAGGCTTCGTCCGCTGCTCGATCTGCCTCATCTTTACTTTGAAAGCACACATAGTCAATCTTTGTTCCTTGTTTGGTCGGCTTTAACCATTTAATTGGAAACTTACCCTGATTGACCATATCCACCCATACAAATGCTTTAGCAGCGTCATATACCCCACGTTCAAGCGTTGTATTTAGACTTTTATTGATCAGACGGCCATCTCTTATTCGTTTTTTAATTGAGCCTACCACGTTTTCACTTCACCCCTGTTCCATGACAATAGGAACAATCTTCTAGCTCCCTTTCAGCTTCCCCGATCTCAAAAAATCCTTCTCCATTGCAAACTTGACAAGCCTGACCGAATATTTGTTCTTCACAATCCAAACAGATATACTTACGTGTTCCATCCATGTATATTAAGGCTGTTTTTGATTCATTTTTTTACATAATTCACAAATTGGTATACTCAATTTTCTGAACCTCCTTGAGTAAGGATATCCTCTAATGTAATAACTACTCCGTTCTCATAATCCGGATAGTAACTTGCTGTTAAGCCTTTTACTCTCTCTGCGAATGAATCCAATAATTCCTGCAGCTCATTTTCGTGTTTTATAACATTTTCGTATGCACTTTCGTGTAAATCATCTGTTGCATCTTCCAAAATGCAGTGAGCATCAAAGCCGATCGTTTCCTTATTTGTTTTATATACTCGCAAATGTTCTATATCTTTTGTTCCCAATTCTTCATACCCAAGCTTTTCAGATATTTCTTCTAGCAATGTATCTATATCTGTATAAAATTGTTCAAAGTTTTCTACATATAGCATATTTTCGTAATCGGACTGTATTAATTGAGTAACAGTGACCTTTGCTGATTTCTCCCATGTTTCCATTTCTTCCGCATGCCGTTCCTGTTCTTTTTTTAGCTTGTATTGTTTGCAATTACACTGATAACTTCTACGGTCTAGCAAATTTCCACAATACTCACACTTCTTCTTCACCCCATTGTAGCAATGGGAGCATCCTTTAATTGTTTGTTTTTTATATGGGAAACCAAAATTTTTATCACTGGCTAATCCAAAAGAATAATCATCTACTTGAAGTCCCGTGCCGCTGCATTTGTCACAAATTACCTCATTTTCATGCAAGTCCTTTTTCAGCTTTAATTTTAAATCAACCTCGACATATTCAGTTCTTATCGCCATTTTTCTTCCTCCTTTTGGTAGGGAGAAGGCTGTGCCCTCTCCTTTATTCCTCCCAATAGTTTGTTGGATCAAAAACAATTCGACCTTCAAAATATTTCTCTAAACAACCAGTGCAAAAATGGTAATTCGTTTTTGGAGTTTGCAGGTGCAAAATTTCCTCTTTTTCTTGTTCACATTGCTCGCATTTTTCGTTATTTATAATTTCCATTTGTTTTATTCCTCCTTAATATCCTGTTGATTGCCGTTCAAGGTTGATTTTGTTTTTATCAAAGTAAGCTTGCTCTATTTGTTCTGGAGTAAAGCCCAATCTTGTACCAATTTCATAAAAGTGGGATAGCGCTATTTTTAAAAATTGTTGATTTCTTCGCCCTTCATCTAGGTGACGGCTCCGGCAAGATCAGATAGACCTCGCCGATCAGTTCGCCGTTCTCGTCATAAATCAAATCCCAAGGGATATTTTGAAAATAAGGATCTACCTCACGCATGGCGATCCAGCTCAATGTAGTAAAAACCAGATGCTGTATCAGCTTGAAGCGCGTAGCGTTTACGGGTAACTTTCTTTTGACGCAGCCAGTCAGGCAAACGCTTGTTGATGATACGAAGAGTGCCGTTTCTATCGCCTTTTTGAGCCCGTAACTTGAGCCCATTATCACCTACCTGAATGATTAGCCTTGGACCCTCTGCATCATAACCAATCTGGACACATTGACCTGCATTACACCCGATCTGTTGGACTGCTCTTTGATTAAAATGCATCCCTTGGCTATTCAGGCCAATGGTCGGATTCGTTGGCACAACTTCATCGACAAACCATTCAATGCTCGTATTAAGTGCCGTCTGATTTCCTTGTCCTCTACTCATTTTTACGGCCTCCCTTTTTAAATTTCCGGCTTGAAACTGATTGTATTTCTCTCCGATTTTCTTAAGAATCCGACTGACACATCCTCGGCTCTTGCCAAGGCTCTCAGCAATTTCTCTTTGTGCTTGATCCTGCATCCTTAATTCAACCACGGCCCGTTCTTCAGGCTTTAAAGCAGACAAAAAATCCTGAACATAGGCAGATGTAAAATCTGTCATAACAGGTAGTACATCCAGCATAGTTGCCTCTTCGTCAGGTTTATTAGAATTTAGCCATGCTTGATCTAATGATGCTACCGACCACCCGGCTAAATGGCGCTGGACTTCCCGGATTTCAGCAAGCTTCCATCCCGTCTTTTCAGCGATGGATTCGGCTGACTCTTGGTCCCATCCTTGTTTCCGAATGAATGCCATCTTGTTTTGAATAGAGATTGGTACTCGAACCGGATAACGTTTATCTCTTAAAAATTTATTAATGGTCCATTTGATCGTAGGCATAGCATATGTGGAAAAAGAAGTTACTTTCCCGTTAAACCGGTCTGGATCATAGTTCCGGAATGCTTGGATAAGCCCGATCATCCCGACTGACACCAGATCATCATAGTCTAGTCCTGCATTAGTAAAGCTGATGTATTTCCGAGCCACTGAATGCACCATCTTCTCGTATGCCGGTATAATTTGATCTTCGTATCCCAGGTGAGGGTTATATCTTATACTCAAGAGTGATCACTTCCCCGTTTGCTCTTTTCAACCGGCTCCCTATATGATTAAATCCCATCGTTTTCCGTTTGATCATTTATTGCTTTTATTGCCGCCAAGATCGGATAAACTTGAACCGGATTCACGGCATTCCCTAAAGCCTTTATCCTTCCAACTCTGTTCTGAACGCCAGTTTCTATCCGTGCAGGTTCCCAATCGTATTGTTTTTGTCCTAATCCTGCAGGCCATTTATATCTGTCCAACCAATCGGAAAGCCCATCAAGCACTCCGCCCAATCTGGATTTAATTGTCCCTTCTGTCCTTCTCTGAGCATTGCTCCAGGTACTGTATCCCTGCTTATCTGAGAAGGAGGAAGCGTACAATTCTTCGCATCCTGTGCCGCTGGAGTAGGCCATAGTCCTTTTTTCCAATTTGCTATATCTGTACGAAGAGACTTCCCTTGTCCTCCCCCATGACTCCCCACAGCATCTGACGCACTTGGTGTGCCCCAAAATGAAGACTCTATCCCTTCTGTGCGGGGCACCGACGGCACAAGACGGAATAACAATTGCTTGCGTGTCGTAACCGATGCTTTCCAATTCAGTAAGCACATCGTCGAGCCCCAAAGTAATGTGCCCAGCAACATTTTCACCAATAAACCAACGGGGTCGGATTTCCTGTAAGATTCGAGCAACTTCTGGCCAGAGGTGACGGTCATCTTCCTTGCCTTTTCGCTTCCCGGCATGGGAGAAAGGTTGGCAAGGGTATCCGGCGGAAATAAGGTCAATTGTTCGATTTCTTGTGATGATTCCATCCCTTTCTAACACCTCTTTTGTAAGTGTGTGTACATCGTCATATATGGGTGTGTTCGGCCAATGTCTTCTCAGGACTTTTTGCGGAAAGGGTTCCTTCTCGCAGAAAGCAACTGTTTCAATACCGGCCCATTTAGCGGCGAGATCTATCCCGCCTATTCCACTGAAGAGACTAAGTTTTCTCATTTTCCCTTACCTCTGAATATGACAATAGCATTAGGAAACGGTGCATTTTGACGGGAACCGCCGAAATATCCCCAATTTGTCCTTTCTTGCGCAAAAAAATGGCGAAAGTCTTCACATCCACTATGAGGCCATTTGTAAGCACAATTCCCATAATCAGTTACCGCAGCAAACATCCCTGTTTCATCAAGGATGAATATGCCCCATCCTTCGCCATCAATCGGGGGAATATCGTAGCGCCAATGCTTTATTTCCTTGGTGTACATGCTCTATCCCCTCCTACCATTCGAGATATTGAAACTCACATTTACCTCTGGTGTAACCTTATTTCTGATATGTTTTTTTGATAAAAGAGTCGGCTTGAAATCTTTGTAAAGAATAGGAAATCTAAAATTATTAGACTTATCAACATAAACCCAAATATGGTAGTTTTTTAGGTGATCACTTGGCTCTTTGCCCATTTCCCATAGGTCCCAATCTCCGGAAATTATGTCTTCTAGAAAATCATCGCAGTCCGATACGTATATTTCTTTATAATTTGTGTTTACCATTAGATAGAGTTCTTCCCATACTTCCACATTGGACAGCTCGCTTTTGATATACCTAACTGCCTTGTAAATAGATTCAAAAGATTTCATTGTTGATCACTCCTTTTTTGCCTAAACTTTTACCTTGGAACCACAACCGGTACATAACCGGATTAACTCGCTATTTTCATAGCGGAGCTTGAATTTCCAGCCTGCACATTCCGAGCATCTTCCGGGCATGCGTTTTAAGGCATCTAACGTCCGTTCTACGGGCTTTTCTTTCTTGGATGACCATTTATGCCTACTCATGTCTTTCAAGCTCTATTTCGACCCTTGGACGCTCCCTGTCGATGCCATAATCCATGACCTGTGGTAACGCATGTTTGTCATCATCGTAAAATCTAGCATCCTCCAAAGCGTCCAAAAGAATTTTAAGTCCGTTATGTGTATCCCGTCTCCTTCTGTCCGGAAAGTAGAACCACAAGCGAACAATGACTTTCCCTCCTGCCGTTTTCCACCCGTTTTTCTTCCGCCAGTTTGAAGCTAGAATGACCGTTTCTTCGTACCATTCCTGTGCTTCTTTGCTTAATACCCTGATAGCTCTTTTGCCCTTGTAAGCATTTCGGTACATGTGATTTACAGACGGTACAAGACCTTCCAAGATAAATCTGTTCATGCTAGTTCCCCCTTGCTCCGCCTGGGCGGTCTTTTATCTCTCCATGCCTAAACAAATCCATGATGAGTATTGCAACTTCGTCCGGGTCCCTGTTTAGTTTTTGAGCCATCTCCTCAACACTATATCCAAGTTTCCACATGTTCTTAGTTTGTTTTAAATCCGAAATGGACCACAGAAAATCCATATCCTCGCAAGCAATTATGTTATTCACTTTGTAACCTCCGCATGGCATCTTCCCGGCGTTTAGATGTGCCTTTATTTTCGTAAATCGCACAGGTTCCGATAATGCGGTCAAATAATCTACCGTCTGGATCTAGCTGATTTCCGTATTTGTCCTTTTCAAACCACTTTTCAAGCCGTCCTAGATCAAGGTTCATGGTGTAATTGGTTGGTTTCCCTTGTCTGCCGTTTATAACCGGGAAAAGGATACTTTTGTATTCATACTCGGTAAGTTCCCCTGAACCTAGTTCATCAAGCGTTAGTAGGTCAGCATTTATTGCTGCATTTACGATGTCCGTAACGGTTACTTTGCTATTTTTACTAAACGTATCTTTCGCCAAATTAGAGAGTTGAGACCAGTCCAGAAATAGACTCACATAACCTTGCTCATCAAGATAATGGTGTATGGCGGCCAGAAGGTGGCTTTTCCCGTTTCCGGGGCGCCCGAAGATCAATAACCCTTCCTTTGAGTTCTCAAAGCCGTATGCGAAATCCTCAGCCGCCTGACGCACACTCTCAGTTCCAGGTCGAGGCAAGAAGTTATCAAAGGTCGCTTGTTTCAACCTGTCATTCATCATGCTTTTAGCAAAAGCTCTTTCCATCCTGGCCTTTCTCATTTTACGTTCGTTTTCCAACTCTTCCCGTTCCATCCGTTCCACATCACACTTGCAAGCTCCAGCCATTACATATTTTTTTACAAAGGGTATATAAGTCCGTTTCATTTCGGTTCGGCACTTTAGACAACAGTAGGTGCCTTCGTGAACGCTATCCCCGTACAAAGATGCTCCAGTCTGGTTCGGTATCCCCAGCAGCATATCCACTATTGGCGGTGCTTTGTACACTGGCCTCTGTTTTACCCGGGGTATGGTTTGCATTGTCTGGTTTAAAAGGTGTTGGTCTTTGTTGCTGAGCATTCCGCGTTACTCCTTTCTGGTTGAGGTAGCTTTCAAATTTGCTTCCGAACAAAGTTTCTGGTCTGAGGTATTGTTCCATGCTGCTGCCAGACCATTCTTCTACTTTTTTATCAATTACAGTTTTAAAGTCATCAAGTGTGAATTTTTCGTTCCACCTTGCTTGAATGTGTTTTTGTGTTGCTTTTGAATTCGCTCTGTATTTGGTTCCAGCTTTTTGATTCAGATAATTGATAATCTCCTGGAATGGGACATTATTATCTTTTTTATTTAATTTCTCTTTACTTTCCTTTCCTTTACTTTCCTTTCCTTGCATTCCATTTGCACTGCTATTGCTATGCATTTGCATCTCTTCTGCATTTTCAGAAGGCTGTCCAGATTCCCTTTTTTCCTTATTCCATCTGGCTTGAGCAGCTTTTCTTCTTGCCTCTGATTTTTGCTCGCGAATCTGCATTCTGCGCATTAATGATTCGCTCCAAAAGTGTGTTCCGTCCGAACAAAAGAGGTTAAATTCATGAATACAATCATGCACGAATTCTTCAATCTTTTTGCTATCACCCTGCAACTGTAATGCAAATGCATTAAATGTGTATTTGCCTTGCATGTCTAACTTATAGTCAGATGACTCTCGCATCATTTCTATAAGCATCCAATACCAGCCGTAACCTTCTGCGCCGTATGCACCACGCATAGCTGTTATTTTCGGATCATGCCGGGCGTTACTATCGTGTGAGAAATAATACGCTTCTTTCATAACCTCAAATCCTTTAGCACAGCTTTAATACCGGCTGCTATTGCCTTCTTCGACCGTTCACCTTCTGGTGTCCCGTCTAAAAAAGCGTGACATTCTCTGCACAGGTGTAATAGATCCGTCACTTTCGTTTTATGTGTCAGCTTCCCCCTGCTCGTGATATGAGCGCGGTCTGTGGCTCTTGCTGCACCGCAACATTCACAAACACCTTGGCTGCGTTCTTTTAGTTTCGCGTCCACAGATGGGCTAATATCCCCCATCTGTTTTTGCGTAAATTTTACTCGTTTACTTTTTACTTGTTCCGATTTTGGGTAAGGTCTGAAAGGTAGATTCATGCCCCACCACCTCCTCTGTTTCCATCAAAATGGCAAGCCATCGGATATGTCGACTGGTGCGCTCTCCTGATTCGATGAATCCTCCGCGTTCAGAGTGTCATTATTTTTCTTGCTGGATTCTAAAAAACGCACACGTTCAGCGATAACCTCGGTTACATAGATTCTTCGGCCTTTATCGTTCTCATAATTACGCACCTGAATCCTTCCTTCTACTGCCGCCAAACGTCCCTTACGCAGGTAGTTAGCGCAAGCCTCGGCTAGTTGTCTCCACGTCACTATATTGATGAAATCCGTCTCTTTCTCACGCGTTTGTTGGTTTACATACGGGCGGTCTATAGCAAGCGTGAAAGATGCGTGAGCGATACCACTAGGGGTGTACCGCAGTTCCGGATCCTTTGTCAGCCTACCGATTAACACGACACGATTTAGCACAAGTCAACAACTCCTTTAGCGCTCTTCGTTTGTATAGGAGTCATTCTAGTCATTGTGCTAGCAACTCCGAATAATGGATAATGCTATTCAATTTCTTTGTCTCACGACAATAACGGCATTTCTCACAACGTATAGGCTCTTCATGCCCAGCTTTAACCTCTATAAAACGCGGCATATGTCTTTCGATCTCCTCCAGCTCTCGCTGAATGTCATACGCATTGATTGTAAGGACCGCCTTATCTGGTGGGTCTTCTTTCGATACCGCCACAATAATCGGTTCAATCCAACCGTCACGTCCTACTACACGCCGTTCTATCTCCGCATACAGCGCCATCTGAGTGGTGTATCTGTTTGCTTCAACAAAAGAGACATAACCATTTTGTGGATCCCATATTTCTTTCTGAATCTCTTTGACCGTCTTGATGTCGGAGAACCGAAGGCGATTGGGATTATAACTGTCTATCTTGATTTTCCAAAGCGCTCCGGCAAACTCCACCGTCATAATCACTTCCTTTTGCCCCTGAAGGACGAAGAGGCAAAGAGGATCTTGTTCAATCGCTTGGATCATGTGATTCGCAAACTGAAATGGTGATTTCAATTCTCCTTTGGTCTTTCCCCGAGAAGAAAATATCCCGGGGTTTGTTTCCTTAAAATCCTCAAATGCTTCTGCTCCCTCAAAGTACGCATGAACGTAAGAGCCTACCAAAAGTGAATCTGTGACAGGTTGCCTCCAACCATTTATTTTTGCCATAGCCATAGCTTCACAAGTGAGGAAATCTTTATATTGACTGTTACTGAAGTAGTGTTGATTCGCTTCATCCGAGTGGTAATTCTGATTGTTCAGCTGGAACATCGTGATCACCACCCGTTTGTTTATTTTGTAATTGCTTGAATTCTTCTTCGGTTTTACTGACTTGATGCGTTGGAGCCGAGAAGTTAAAATAATCTTCTCTCTTTGCCATACCATCACGAAGGGATTTCCACACGCTTCCGATTCTTAGAAAATCATTTTCCGTAAAGCTTTCCTGGCTGCAGCCGATATATTCTTCTATCATTTCTTTGGTCACGCCATATTTTTCTTGAAACTGCTGAAATGCATTTCTGACCCGATCTACTAAAGGTTCTTGATAACTATCCTTTAACGTTTTTCGGCATTGTTCTAAAGCAGCATCCATGATATCTCCCGGAATAACCCCAAGGATACAAGCCCGCATACGGCGGGAGCCTAAGTTAGCAACCACTTCATAGATATCCCTCGATTCTTCAAGCTTCTGTATCTTCCCCTTAGCTTTTCGCTCATGTCGAGCCGTGAACGTCATCTGTCTACGGGTATTAGTTTCCATGTCCCACGCATATGCCATTACCTTGGATTCTCCGTGGCGCTGTTCCAATTCAATCAAACCGTAGTCGATGTTCCCCCATGCCTGCGCTACAACCTCAGCAAGCCGGATAGAAGGACCACTTATTTTAGAACCGCCTTTTGGAAACTCATACTCTGCTTCCTCTGCCAGTTTTTTTCTCTTACAAGATTGGATGATGCGATTAAACGAAGCTTGTTGATCCCTAGGGAACTGTTTGGCCATGAAGATAGCTGCCTTCACTTCTTCTGTTTGCCGGGTGTTTGCCATCTGTACGGTTGCAGATTGGACAGGCGGCTCTACCGGCAGGTAGTTGGAATAATCAATGGGTTGGGTATCTTCAAACATATCTATTTGTCCTCCAGACTTGTAATAAGAATGAAATATGTTAAAATGATTTCAAATTGTGTTTTTTTCTAAGTGGACTGTTGCAGCAGTCTACTCTTTTCTTTGTGTATTCAGTTGTAAGTACTTCATATATTGATCATGACGATCAAAAGCAAATACCTCTTTGCCCCTGAAACGTTCTATATATCCTCCCACTTGGCTGAGTCTCCATTGATCAAATGAATCTGTGGTAAATTGGATTCTGATCTTTTCTGACAACTTGCTCACCTCCTTTTCAAAAGCTCCACGCCATCATCAGCGGCACAGTCTAAACATCGTAGGTTTCCTTCTATGAGCAGATACGCTCGGCTGCCACAATCGCATGTAGGCCAATCTTCTGTTACAACAGGTAATTCATGAGTGTAATAAGGTCTCGTCATCCCGTTATCTATCATCGCTATTCCTCGATTCCGAATTTTTCTTTCATTTCTTTCAAATCTTCTTTAAGCATTTCAGCTTCTACCGGATCTTCGGTGTATAGAAATTTTTGATAGGCCTTGATATATTTGTTATAAATTTGTTGAGCGGTCGACCGGATGGTTTCTTGTGCCCGGCAATCCTCTGCCATTTTTCTCACTTCCCGGCCTTTTATCATGCCTGTGGCATACACAACACCAGTTTTCTTTCCAGTTTCTTTATAAAGCATTTGTGCTAGAGACATATCAATTCTCCTTTCAAATTTACAGAACAGATAATTGCGGTTCTAACTGAAGTGAAACAATCATAGCCGAATTAATGTAAACAGTTTTCTTGCCCAATGATAAGGCGATGATGGAATCCATTTCTTTGGGCAAGATTCCTTCTTGAACCGGCTTTATTTCAACGTCTGTATATTCATCCCCGGTTATTAGCACAATGCGTCTCGCCTTCAAGTGAACCCCTCCTGTCCAGTTCTTGTTTAAGAGAGCGTAATATAACCTTAATCAGTTTAAGAGCGGATAATGCATTCCTAGTCTCGTTGACTCTTGTTTTGTTGCGCAATGACGGTGAATCTATGATGGCTTCGATTTGACTTACGGCTTCCATGTACAATATAAGATCGAGGTTACGCCGTCTCGCCAGTGCTGCAAGATAGGATTTTTCAATTTGAGTCATGTACAGTTCCTTTCTGCTTCTTCTTTAGCTTTCTCTAATTTGCTACTGATTTTTTCGATAATCTTCTCTATTGTTACGTGGGTGAATGATTTCTTGAATTGTTTTCATGCTGTCGCCCCTTCCTTAAACTTATTAATGAAATAAACCTGTCCTTTGCCTGTTACCTTGGATGTTTTACTAATGGTGACATGTCCGTCACTGTGAGTGACTGCGGTTTCCTTGATCTCAAACAGTCCCATTTCCATTGCCCGTTGTGTCGGTATGTTGCGATCCGTTCCTTTGCGTTTAATTAAATAGCCCTGTTTGCGCATCCATTCAAAGAGCCTTTTTTCTCCTATATCGAAGCCGTTTTGTTTCAACATCTTTGCCAGCTCGCCTACCAGTATGGATGTTGGACTGGCTGTTACAGAATCAGCAAACAATACCTTGGGTCTATCTGATTTCACTTGGGCTTCAAGCTGCCGCCTTACTTCACGTTCTTCTTTTAGCTTTGTCGCCGCTTGTATGAGTAATTCTGGATTATCTAAGAGTTCGTCAGTCGCATACATGCCTGTTTTTCGAATAGCCGGTAGCACTTCGTGAGTCACCCAACGCTTAAACTGTTTGGCTTCGGGTTTGCGACTACCAAGAATCAGGGCATAAAGTCCAGCTTCATTAATAATGTTTGTTTCTCCCTGTCGCCCTAGATTAAACCTAGACCGTTCATCATCATCCAATCTTTTCAAGGCATCTGAAGGATTAACAATTTCCAACACATCGCAGACATCTTTCGCAACCCACCACGGATGCCCGTCTTTCACAACCACCCGAACATCTCTTCCGGTGAAGTTAAACACTTGTAATTGATTCATGTGATTAGTTCCTTTCCGTTTTTCTCCATTTATAAATCAAAGATCAAACTTCCTATCAATTGGTAACCTGAAATTGATCAGTGCAATGATCGTTTCTGCATTTTTCCTTAATTGCTCAGGGTTGTCCTTCAACGATTCGTTCGTGTGTGCAAGTAATTCAATCTGACGTTCAACAATCTGCTTAGCTTGTTCTGTAAACATGTTTTATCAGCTCCCTTTAATTTCTTGTATTTCGTTTTACATAGCCTTTTTGTGGGAAATATTCTTCATTTCCTTCAGTAAGGAATCCTATAGGTATCGTTTCCCCTGCCTTTCTATCCGGCATCTTGGATTCTGCTAATTTAGTCCATACCCAAGGGTCCGGTTTCACATTCCTCCAGCTCCTTTAGCCAATCCTCGAAAAAATTTATGCTGTCTTTAAGTTCCTTTTTAATTAGCTTTGATAGCTCACTGTCTAGAGCGATATCCTTAAAAACCATCGTTTCATCTTGAGTCCATACATAGAGCCAGCCGTGATAACTGTTGATTTTAGTAAGCTGTGACTTGAGTTGTTCGAGATGTCTTTTTACAGATGCAAGGTTTGGTTCATTCATTTTCATGCTCCTCCTCTTTTGGCGTAATAATATCAAGGGCATATTCAATTTTTTCCACACCCGTTTCTAATTGTTTTAGCTCAGCTTTGATATGCTGTATTTTGGTTTCAAACTCATATTTCTTTATTAGAAGTAACAGGTGGGGATCCGTCACAGTTTCGAGATGTTCTTCTAAATGAAGAACCCTATTGCCAGATACCGTATTTTTTACCTTGTCAATGTCTAGGTAGCGGATGTCATATCTCCACTTTCCATATTTTTCCGGAAACGTCTTGCTTACTATTTCTACAATTTTTCCTCCCCGTATCATTGCGAAATCTCCTACTTTAAACTTGCTTTCATTCATTCAACTTCAGCTCCTTTTTGGTTATTTCGAAAACGACGCTTCCAATTGTTTGATCTTTTCGCCCAGTTCTTCCTTCCACTCTTCATCATTTGCAAGATGGGCTACAAAAGAGAGTTGTTTGAGTTCATCTAACTTACAAACCAGATCGGCGTTTAGTTTTAGACATTGCCCAAACTCGACAAATTCGGCCGCAGAGATATTTTTATACAGATCACAAAGGTTCTTGTGTTTATGAAACATTTCTGCAAGACGCCTGTGTACGGGATGAATGTAGACTTTGGTTTCTGTCATGCGCAGCACCTTCTTTCTGATTAGTTGCAGACTGTTTTTTTTCTAACCGCAACTTCATTCCTTTAGCCAACAATTTCAAAAACTGAAGTTCGTACTGTTCCCTGTTTTCCTTCACTTCCCATCTCCTCCTGATTTATTAAGTATTTTGATAGTTCACTTTCCAACCGTTTAATTTCTTGGTCAATAGTGAAAACATCAACATCGTGGTATTTCATTTCCCCAATCACTTCTACTAAGGTTTTCATCTCAACTCTCCTTTCTATTGTCCGGATGCAATTGCTTCAAGAACATCAGCTGGTATTATTTCTTTATATTTTGCTAATGCTAACTTTTGGTAAGTCAATCCAGATACCGGAGACAATACTTCGGCAAGTGCTTTGTTAATCTCGTCTGATGGAGGAGGGAGAACACCTGTACAAATTTTGCTGAGATATGAACGGGAAAAACAAACACCTTTTACTCTGCATTTTTCAATGATTTTTGAGTATGTCCAACCACTCTTAATCACCGCATCGCTCAAAACATTGGCATATATCATATTCTCTTCACCTCAAATCGTTTAGTATTTGGTGAACGATGTGTTAATTAAATAGTAAACGACATATTTGTTTCAGTCAATACTTAAAATCAAATTTGTGTTGACTTTTTACTGAAACGTTTATAGAATGAAAACAAATGAAGGGAGTGTTCCAGTTGAATTACTATGAGTTGCTGAAGTCGTATATAAAAGAATCGGGGCTTTCCCTTTCTGAGATATCCGAAAGACTAAAGAAGTATGGATATCAAGTGAGTAAGGGGTACATTAGCCAATTACAAAACGGCAAAACTGATAATCCAGCAACTGTAGAGTTAAACAGAGCATTGGCATCCGTAACAGGTGGAGATGTCGAAAAACTGTTGACAGCAGCTCTAATTGAAAAAGCTCCCGAGGAAATTAAGGATAAATTCGAAAGGTTAGCACTGCTCAAGCAGTTAAAAAATGAATATAGAGAAGCTTTGGCTTTTAACGAAAGCTCTGTGCCATATATAACGAATAATTTAGTGAAAATACCTCTCCTTGGTTCAATTGCCGCTGGACAACCTATTGACCGCATTGAACTTATTGAGGATGTTGAATATGTGAATAAATCGGTACTACGTGGAAAAGATGCCTTTGCCTTATCTGTAAAAGGAAACGGTATGATAGGGGATAACATTGTAGAGGGAGATATAGTTATCTGTGTCAAGCAACCAGAAGTCAGCCCTACAGACATTGCCGTAGTAGCTGTCGAGAAAGAGATAGCTACTATAAAGAGAGTCAAATTCCAAGATAACATTTGTGTGCTGATGTCATCTAATCCAAAACTGCAACCGACCATTGTACAATCTTCGGATGTGGAGATAATTGGCAGAGTTGTTGAAGTACGGAGACGCTTCTAGCTTCTTTATAAACGGAGATTTGAAAGGGGGTGAAGAAAGTGAACAAGAAAATAAAGGCAATTGGATATATAAGGCAGAGTGATGAACGTGAGGACAAAGAGGACATATCCGAACAGACCCAGCTTAGCAAAATACAGCAATATTGTGACTTTAATGATTGGGATCTTGTTGAGGTTTTTAAGGATATCGACTACTCTGGATTTAGGATTAAGTACACAAAACGCCCTGGACTTATGCAGGCAATTGAGTACATTAAAAACAATCCGGTTCAAAAGCTCGTTATATTTAACCTCTCCCGTTTAACAAGGAGAAGAAAGGACTTCCTTTTAATCCAAGAATCACTCAACAAGTTGGAAGTAGATATTTGCTCTACTGCCGAGCAGTTGGACTTTGGCTCCCCGACGGGCAGATTAGTCGCTAACATCCTGGTTAACTTTAATGAGTATTATTCGGATAATCTCAGTGACGTTACTATGGATAACAAAAAAACCAATGCCGAAAAAGGACGATGGAATGGGGGGCCAGCCCCGTTCGGTCTGAAAAAAGACGGTGACAGTTTTACAGCTGATGGCGACAAGGCGGATGCTATTAGGCTAGCCTTTAGAATGGCTAAAGATGGCAAAGGTCCATACTTAATAGCTAAAAAACTGAATGAACTATCCGTATTAACAGAAACAGGGAGGAGTTGGTCACCCAGAAGAATTCGGTATGTACTTACCAACCCCACTTATGCAGGTATGCAAAAGTGGCAAGGTAAGCTCTATCCGCTTAAAAGCTGTGAAAAGTTAGTTGAGTGGGATGACTTCCAATATATCCAGGATACTCTTTTCGGAAAGGAAAAGGTATGGAAGGGTAAAGAGAGACAATTATTATCATCGCTGTTGCGCTGCCCAGTTTGTGGGGGTAAAATGCACGCTCGGTTTTCTACCGGAAAGAAATCTCGTCGATATGTGTGCAACAAGAAAAATACGTTAGGACATTGCCCAAGTCCAAACTATGACCTACCTACCTTAGATGAGGCTGTTGTACAAGCAATTGGCGCAATGGCTAAAAAACGATATGAGGCGTCAGAGTTAATACTGGAATTAAATGAGAGTCAAGAAGACAACACAAATACCCTGAAAAATTTACGAGATGAATATAATCGGCTTGACGCTGCAAAGCAAAAAATATTTGATGACTACTACATTAACAACAAACTAACTGAGGATCAGTTTAATACTCTTATGACCCGGTACGAAAAAAGACAGAAAGAAATCGACGAGGCTCTACAGAAGATACCCTTGCCCCAATCAAAGAGCTATGGGCATTATGATGACATCATTGGAGAATTTACTGAGGCGCTTGAAGTACTCCCTAAACAAGAAAAAAGAAAGTCTATTGAGTTGCTAATTGATAGAATCATTCCAGGGGAACCGACTAAGGTTATCTTTAAGTGGGGAGACGAAATGGAGATAAAACCAAGAGAAATGAAGAAATACAACCAGAAGGTGTATTTTTATTAA